CTGCCACGTCCGGTCGGTTCAGTTGCCTTCAACAAACGGCCCTCTCGGACCTCGGCCACCCTAGTCTCCCGTTTAACTCTCCGTTTCACGCTTGGCATGCGCTACTCCTTCAAGCCCCCGGCTGAAGCCGGGGGTGGTTGACTGTTCTTCATCACTATTTTCTATGACTCTTAGTAACTTTTCACAAAACTTGCATTCTATATGCGTCCCTTTGTGGACCAAATATTCTTTAGGGTGCACACACTCTTGGACCATTATCTTTCTAAGCTTAGCAATCTCGTCCATAATAGGATTTTTTTGCATGTATAGCTCCATTATCTTTTCTTCTATCGGTTTCAATTTCTCAATCAGCTTGTCCATTTTTTTCTGCTTCCTCTTCCATGCAGTTCGTTCTGATGGTTCTGGAAATCTGTAAACCGTTTCTATTTGTTTCTTTACCGTATCTTCGTCTAATCTCATCTTATACCTCTGATAATCTTATTAAACAGCTTGCAAAATTTATCTCTTGATCTGGGTGTAAAGCGTGTCTAAACATATGATCAGATATTATGACAACTCCCTTTTTAAATCTTTCAGAATCTTCGAATTTTGGAATATCTTTCAAGTAATCATATAGGAATCTGTATACCTCAATAAGCTCGTCGTCTGTGAAGTTTTCAGCCGCAATCCTTCGAGCTTCCATCCAGTTATCTTGCGATATTTTATCAAATATGTCCATTTTCGCCTCTAGCGAAGCATCATCTATTGTGATGTTATGGATTTTCCCATCATATACAGAATTCTCAAGAGTAATTACAATCTGTCTTAAGTCCCCGGCATACTCTTCCATTATCGAGCTAAAAGCTTGTAGATTCTCATCATCTTCTAAATCAACACCCTCTTTTGTGAGAATCTTTGCGCAATACAGCATGATAGATTCTTTATCTGGAGGACTAAACCGTATTTGTTTGAATCGAGATCTTAACTCTGGAGTTAGTCGATTTTGATAATTGCAAGTAAATATAACTCTAGCATGTCCATCGTATTTTTCTAAAACTCCTCTAAGCGAGTCTTGGGCAGATGAAGATAGTCCATCCGCTTCATCAACAAAAACAATCTTTAGCTCACCCATAGGAACAGTAGAAATGTGTGACGTTATTTGGGTTCGTATCTGATCGATTCCCCCATCTTTAGATCCATTTATGTATAAAACGTCAGATGATATATGATCTTCATCGACTATCGAATTAATCAGTATGTGGGCTAAAGTAGTCTTACCGGTTCCTCTAGGTCCATAAAACAGAAGGTGAGGAATGTTTTTTTCGTCAATGTATTTGCGAATGACTTTTTTCAGGCTTTCATCAGAAAAGATGAAGTCATCAATTGTTTTCGGACGGTATTTTTGCCACCAAAGTTTTTTAGCCATAGACTTCTCCTAACTATAAAGCGATAGTCTACAGCCTTGGAAAAACTAAATCAATGCGCTCTTGATTCTTCTTTCCCGCTCGTCGTCAGTGTCCATTTTTTTCTTTATGGACTGTATGGAACTTAAAATGTTTTTTAAGATTTCTTCATCTTCCCGGTTAGATGGCTTTTCGCCATCGTTGTACATTTCTATAGGGCCGTGGGGGCCGTCGTATAGAGCCTCAGGGGACGCTCTCGTGCCATCATCATGATCTCTCTGAGACTTCTTTAAATCCATTGAGATTCTGTTGACTGCAATAGTTAAATATACGGCCACGGGATCAAATGACAGAACAATAATCAATATCAATAGGTATATTGATTTGGAACCATCGACACCAAACGTCTCTACCACCGCAGCAATAGGGCCGGTCTTAACTTGAATTTCTTCTCCTGCTAGTTGAAGCTCCCTTAACTCCTCTTCTAGTCTAATCAATTCATTGAATAACTCTTCCCGCTTTGCGAAAAGCTGCTCTAGGTTTGAATTAATTTCGTCTTTTTCCGGCTGGCGTTCGCGGATGAGCTTGGTTCTAGCTGTCACATAAGTGTTCGGTAGGCTAGCTACTTCTGCGTCAATCGCTGATAAACGCTCTTTGTCTTGCTTTATCCTTTCATCAACGTAGCTTAATTGCTCTCTGAGTCGTTCAACTTTAGATACAACACTTTCTATTTTTATATCGTTGGTAGCAGATTGAAAACTGGATTCCTGTAATGAGCTTATTATATGCCCGGAAATGCCTAAAGACGTGATAACCATCAAAAGCCCGATGAATATCACACCAAAAAATTTTGATAGGTTGTCAAACTTGTCCCAATAGCGGTAAACTACTGACGCCAGTACCAGTTTGGCAATTTCAATAGCGGTGCCCCATATCAAAGCGGTGGTCGAAAAAGTTTGAACCAAGCCCCAAACGCTAAAGGCTATAGCAGAACACGCTATAATCGCGGTTCCTGTCATTACAAAAAGAAGAAACAACATGTTTAACTCTCGTCTATAGCCATCACATCTCTTTCTCTAGTGACCCAAAATTTGCCGTATTCTTCATCAATGTTGTCTTCCAGATCTATACCGGTTGTCCACATCGTCTGCTCTATTAAAATACGGTTACCGGGCTTCACTTCAACACATTCAGGTCCGACATCTATTACCGTACCCCATCTGGGGACTTTTACTTGTTCATGTCGGAATTCTCGTACTTGTATACCAGAATCGCTTTGCCTAGAAAACCCACCATTTACAACGTCTAACTCGAATTTAAATAAAATTTTATCTTCCAACAAAACTGGTTTTTTGGCCATCTTATGTATCCTTTTTAACTATTTTACGTTTTCTTTGTTTTTTTTCTGGTTCGTTCTTAGAAGCTGTGTTCGTTTCTGTGGTTTCTTTAACCTGTTTTTCAAGTTTATCTTTTTTCGCATCTAGTTCTTTCTTTTGGCGCATCTTTTCCAAGAGCCTAGCTTTCCCACGGGTTCTTCTTTTTATGTGAACAAAATCCTCTCTGTCACGAACTTCTAAAACAGTCTTAGGAGTTTTAGCCAACTCCTCTTTAGTCTTCAGCAAGTCGAAATCGACTTCTTCTCCTCGCAAGCTTTTCGCTTTCATTGTCATTATTGCACTCCAGTCAATGAGTTAATACGGTTTTATTTATAATCATCTGATGAACTCGTCAAACTGTAGATCAAATTCTACACTGTCTATACAATGTAGGCCGACGAGGTACAGTATATATGAACAACAAGAGCTTCCTCTACCCGGACCCCATACCACATTGTGCTTTTTCATAGTGTCTACCAAATAAAGAGATAGATTGACTAGTCCTAAAAGCCCATGCTCTAACAACTTTTCTAACTCATATCGTATTCGCTCTATTCTTTTTATCTTTTCAGCTTCGCTTAAATTCTTTTCTCTTGATTCTTGAATCAAGCTCTCGACTAAAAACTTTTCGATGTCTATGTGCAAATACTCTTCCGGGATGTTGAATGACGTGTCGAATTCTTTTTCAAGAACAGAAGTTTTATCTTTTACTTTAGGAGACATGTGGCGAATTTTTGGGACCAGTTTCAAAAATTTAAAGACTTCTTCTTCGGTCCCATCCCCCGTAATGAATTCATTAGACAAAATATCTTCAACGCTCTCTCCAGATAGAATTTTATGACAAATTCCGTCTGTATCAAGGCTGCTTGTCCCGTCAACCCACAAATCTCTGTTTTTTAGCCTTGTATAATAGATTGACTCCATAACACGGTTTCTATTAGATGAAATCTTCTATATCATCATCTTTGCCAACGATGGGCGGCTTTACTGTACTATTTTCAGCGTCCTTTGTCATAGCACGAAGCTCCGAAAGACTCAGGTCTTCTAACTTTTTACCATTTGGGGCCAACACAGTGTCCACAGGCGGTGGCGGTGGCGTGTTGACCGCTGGTCCTGAAGCTATGCTGCCAGATGAGGACAGCGCCGCTCGTAATAAGTTCGCCAGATAATCAAAATCGGCACCCTCTAAACGTGACAACACTGATAGCCGTTTGCTGATGGATTCAAGCATGGCTATTATTCGCGAATCATCAAAAGAGTCTGGCTCTTTAACTTCTTTTAAATTTTCTAGCTTGTCACAGATAATTTTCCATTCGTCCGGCGAAGGAGACCAGTCTTCATCTTTGAGCGTCATCAATCCTTCTAGCCATGTCTTGAATTCTGGTATCGTTAATTTTTTCTTAGCCATTAGTATAAATCTCCTATTACTTTATCTTGTAGGTATTTAGTATAGTAATCTGTTGGTGAAAAGCAGCACCAATGGTGTAGTCCTAAAGGATGGCACAACATCGTACATTTCTTCAATGTTGGAGTTACTATTTTAGTGTTTGGTATATAGTCCAGTGCAGAAATGTTTCCTACATCAGGTAGAACGCATTCTTTTCTCAAGTCATACACTGCCGCGCTGAAATGTCCTTTAGTCAACTCGTGAGCTTCAGCTACGTCCAATTGCATTGTTTCTTTACAGTAGATCAGACAATTCCAAGAAGTTGGAATGGTGACAATATATCCAAGAATAGATAGCATTAAAGCGGGCGTTTCTATTTCTTCTAAAGTTACGATGGGCCTTAGCATGAAGTCCATTTTCTTCAAATCTAAGCACCAATAATATTCGGAGCGTGTCGGCACATCAATACTTTCTAAGCGTATAGGAGTATTATTTTCATCCATGAAAACCATATTAGTTCAATATCTCCTCTTTTTTATCGTTGTTTTTCATGTATTTTAAAGTGTTGAGGATTAAATTGGAAGCTTTTTCTATGTCTCCGTCTTGCTGGTATTTTATTTTTTTGATCTTCTTATACTCATAATTCTCGCTCTTATAAATCTTTTCCCTGCGCCTAGAATGCCTGTTTGAAAACGGTGTATCCGAATAGATGTCAAGCACGTTGACTTCGCTCTTGTCTCTAGCTTTTCTGAGCCCCCTCCCTATAGTTTGTATAACTCTTACAGATGACTTCCCTCCATCAACCAAAATAATGTTAAATAATCTCTTAATGTTTAGCCCTGTCGAAGCTAGATTATAGGTGGCTATTCCAATCATACCGTCAGAAGTATCGAACTGATCGTATATCTGTTTTCTGTCTGACATATTTCTGCTAATGAATACGGAATTATCAAGCAACTTAGATAGCTTTGTGCCAAATCTCACAGTATTGACCAAAATGAATGTATTACCATAAGCCGATCTAACCCTTTCGGCTATTTCCGCTATGGCCGCCAATCTGTCAAAATTGGTTGAAAGATAGTTCGACTCTGCTCCATAATTCGGAAAGAGGTGATTGTTTCTGAAAGTACTGTAAGTTATGTTTTTTAAATCTGGGTCGTCTTCATTCATTTTTTTGAAATTTTCATACTCTTCATGAAAATCTTCTCCAAAACTTGCCATTAGTAGATGAAGTTTAGAAAGCCAGCCGTTTGCTATCAAGACGCTTGACGGAACGTTTGCTACTTGTGGTCCTAGAGCACACAATGTAAGTAGTTTATCAGTGTCGTGATCTGGTAATGTTCCTGTAAGACCGATTCTTATTGGTATATCTGCCCCACAGGGTCCGCACAATAATTTGTTTAACACTTTTGCTTTGGTTCCATGACATTCGTCCACTATTATTGCGTTAAAACCATGTAGCGCCCTAGGGTTATGTGCAAGAGACTGCCATGTAGAAACCACAATACTGGCGTCCAAATTTTTTTCTTTCTGGTAGTACGCTCCGACATCCAGATCAAATGTCAATAACTCTTCTTTGGTTTGTACCACCAAATCCTTTTTCGGAACAATGATAATACACTTCCTACCGCTTCTAACATACATGTCAGCTAAAACGGCGGTTATCAGAGTCTTCCCACCGCCTGTGCCGACCTTTATTATCCCCATGTGCCCGGCGTCTATTACAGCCTGTATTGATTTTAGCTGGTGTTCTTCAAGAGTCCATCCGTACTCTGAAAAATAATTCTCATCTATGGGCTTCTGAACTTTTACAGAAAAGGGCTTCCTTTCGTCTTTAACTTTTATAGAATAGCCAAGATTTATTATTTCCACTGCCACCTGCTCCAATATTTGAACATATGTCACGCCAGTCCTTGTAACAAATTCTTCCTTCCCGTCCCATCGATTTAGCTGATATGATGGGTTAAAGAAGTAACCATCCGCAAAAAAAGCGAATTTCTCTCTAATATCCATCAAATCTTTAGGGCTTAGGCCGCTTAAAGTCGCTTTTACGTGATTTTTTATGGTAATGGTAACTACTTTCTTGGAAGTCATAGATGTAACGTTATTCCTTCCATATTAGCTTCCATGATCTTAACAAGATTGTTAAGTGAAAAAGCCCTTTGTTTAAAGACTCCAACTATCATATCTAACCGATCATACAGGTTCTTGAATTCAAGATAGATCTCAAAAATTTCTTCATATGTTGGATTCTCTTCAGACAATTTGTCTACCATTCTGTCAGTTATAGATTTTTGCATAGTTTGGTATATGGCTTTTATAGCCACCGCTTTCTGTTTCTTTAATTTATGTTCAAGCTTTTCAATGTAATATCGAACATCAACCTTCATCTCATCATAGTAAGATAGCCACGAGACCTGATCAACGTTGGCAACCGCAATGTTTTTTCCGTCTAATGAAGAGTGTTTTTTCCAATCAACTATTTTAGACTCATAATGTCTCAAAGCCTTCTTATACAGTTCTATTTCTTCATCTGTTATGATCTTATTCTCCAACATAAACACCTTTGTTAATGTATTGTGTCGTTTTCGGGCATAATATGTTCAAACTCCCATTCGGTTAAATCACTGGTGCCTTCATTTTCCGGACGGGTATTGGATTGAACCCTTTTCACTATCTTGTCTATCCTAGCCAACATTGACTCACTTTTCTTGTTCGGTGTAAGGAAAATCGGCTCTCCTTCTTTTATATCTGTATTAGTGTTTATCTCTATTAGATATTGGCCGATATCTTCAACCGTTCCTTTCTCCAATATCAAATCTGGTATACTCAGACAAATTAAATACTTTTTCAGACTGCCATCTATAGACGTTCCCACTTTTATCTCCAAATTGATGTAAGAGTCTACAATATAAGCGTTAGAAATTGCTACCCCCACGACTTCTCCGTCCAATATCGAATTTGATAATGCTAGACAGAGCTTCTCGCCTACAGAATTTAACAACTCTAACAGGAATTCAGACCTTATGTCTGTCATATCCTGAATAAGCTTCTTTAATTTTAGATCAGTCATCAAGATAAAAGCTCCTTTGTCTGTTATTCATCTTCGTCGTCTTCCAGAACATCTAAAAATACGTCATCATCGTTCTCTATCATTTTATTTAGAATTTTTTGTAAAACTTCTTCACTGGCGTTTGAAGCTTGAATATTATTGTCTTCAAACTTATACCAAGCGCCTGATTTTTTCACTATACCCATGCTCTCTGCCGCAGCCAATAGTCCACTGAATGGGTCAATTCCTTTATCGTATGGTATTTCAATTGAAACCTTTTGTCTGGGTTTACAGAATCTAGTTTTATACGCATCTACATTTAAGTGAATACCTTCTATTTTTTTAGTCTTTGCATCTTTCAATCTTCTGTTTGTCAATAACAAAATCTGAGAAAAGGGGAACCGCATTGCTGGAGTTATAATGTATGGTTCCACTTTAGACATGATAGGATCTTGGTTAGTGTATGGCTGCTTCGTGCAAACAGCGAAAATGTCCAGTCCACCGATGTCGTGCATTATGTTTGACACAAACTGCTTCAATTGTTTTGCGTGCTGTCCTTGGTCGTTATGCACCACACCTTTTTCTTTTTTCTCGATGTGGGCCTTGGTTTTTAACTCGTCCAAGCTATCGATCAACAATAGAAACGGGGGAAGGTCTTCTTTGTTTTCTCTATAAGACTGTAAAAACTCAGACACGAGCTTCGTGGCAGCTTCTAAGCTGTCAACACTGTTATAAAACAGTAGCTCATTGTTTACGTCAACTCCTACAGCCTCCATGTAAGCATCGTCGATGGCTCTCTCTGAATCTATGATGAAAACACCGTAACCGGCTTTCTGTGCTTGTACAGCCGCCGACATAGCAAGAAAGCTTTTACCTGCGTCGGACGGGCCTGTAATCATCGCTAGCCGCCCGACAGCATATCCTCTGTTGAAGCTTCCAGATATTGTCTTGTTGACTACATAGTTTCCACTGCTCAGCCATATATGTGGCGGTTTCGAATATATATTCACACCGCTTATACTATCTCTTTTTTTCATCTTGTCAAAAAAGCTTTTGGCTTTTGTCATTCGTTTTCTCCTTTGTTTCTATTAGATGAAAGGGCCGTAGGCCCTTTCATCGCTCAGTCAGCAAACTTTTAGCTTATCAACCGCCTTTTTGCTTTAGCAGTCTGCGAAGCTTTTCAAGTTCGCTTTCTCCATCACCAACGTCTGGTTCCGACACAGACTCCTCATCGCTGTTATCTTCTTCTTGTTCCTCTTCGACATCACCTCTTAGCGCGTTCAAGAGTTTGGATCTTGTGTCGTCTCCAGATGAAGATGTTGTGCTCGCCCTTTTGTTAGTTAAGCTATCAGAATCATCCCGATCAGGCGATGAACTCAAGTGTTTTGCCAAAAACTCATTAGCTTCATCGTAACTAACAGGGTCTCCAAGAAGCTCTCTCAAATCCTTAAGCTCAATGTTTTCCAAAAACTCGTCCGGTATTGGAGACGGCCTCCGGTCGAAAAACGACGTTGCAGACCACTCGGATTTGCCTGCCTTGTTCAGACTCTTCTTCAGGTTAAAATTAAACCCTAGTTCGATTCCCCAAGGCAGTGGGTCAGTATCCTCAAAAACATTCCCTAGATCGGCAGTGATCTTATTATAGATATTATACCCAAGTTGCAGGGTTACAACCTTTCCGGTGTAATTTTCTCCGGTTTCCGGGTCCGGTGGTAGCGGATCAGAAATGACCAGCGCTCGGGCCAAGTGAGACGAGCTTCTGTAATAATACTTACCACTTTTCTCGTCTTTCGCGTTATAGTATTCTGCCGAGAGTTCACAGATGGGACATTTTTTCCCACCAAACTCTGGAGTTTTTGGGCACGTTATTCTTCTTTTCTGACCATCTATCTCTAGATAATGGTCTAACCTCTCGACAAGTGGGAATTCGTTTTCAGGGTTTCCGTCGGGTAGTATTCTCACTACCGCAACGTCACCTTCTTTAATTTTCCAAAAAGGATACACGTCTGTGTTGTAATTTATCTTCTGTTTCTTTTGCTGTCTTTTCTGTATTTCCGCTCTTATGTCTTTTATAGTTTTAGGCATTCTAGTTCTCCTGCTTTCTATACACTTGTTTTGTGTTCTTTCACTTGATATGATGATACACACATTGGCACCCCATGTGCCAAGTTTTTGAATGTTGTTGAATTATAAATCCTTCAGAGACCTAATTCAACAACATATCAAAAATTTTGTCGCGTTCTAACGTTTTCTTCAATTTAAAAATATGTTTGCATATCCCCGGCACCTGACTAGGATTGACTGGTGGCCTTTTAGTTTTTTTGACATAAGGTGGCGGAGGATCTCCCGCTAAACTACCGTCAGCGAAATTGAACGTAGCAAAGCGCCAGCGAAAGTCATCACAATCACATTTTACCATAACATCAACTGACCTTCGGGGCTTTATAAAATATGTTTTTCCATCTTCTCCAACAAAAGAAGGATATTCGTTGGCCTCCTCTTCATCAGGATCTACGAACTCAATTTCATTGAAACGTAAAATTGTGTGGTATTGTTTTCCTCCAGTAGTGCTGTTTGACCTAACCTCAATCCATCCTTGCTCTATAGATGGAATATATTTAATGTCCGACAACTGCACACGATTGGACGCTGTATCCCTCGTGTTTCCAAAATGTTGTTTGGTTAGATACTCTAAAGACTTGAATTGTCTTTCGAGCAAGACGTTTAGCTTCATAAAAACTTGTTGTATGATGTTCTATTCTATTTATCCACTATGATCGGCAATATATAGTCTGAAGGATTGAAAGGCTCGTCGCTATCCGCAGAATCTCCCCACTCGTCGTGCTTATCATCATAGCCTTTGTAGTCATAAACCTTGTTATAAGCTTCGGCGTTAAAATCGGCTAGCTCTTCAAGCATTCTCACCATAATCAACAAAGAGGCAACGATGTCGTCAGTTGCACCTTTTTCGGCCTTAAAGGTTGCGCCTTGTCGGGTGTAATTGTTTAATTCTTCGATCAGTAGAGGAGACCTTATATCGTACTCGTCATTTTCTATCATCGACTTAAGTTTAAGCGCTGTTCTCCTTTTGACTGGCTCGCTCATGGTAATGCCTAGTCTTTTGCTGTTAGCGTCTGATATCAACTGCGCTTTTGATGGTGGTCTTTGGTCGAATTCATAGATTGCTAAAATGCTTGACCCGACCCCGTTATTTTCCACGCTAAAATAAACATCTTTGCTGTTTTGTTCTAAGAACAGAAGAAGATTTTTCAGCTTAGAATATAAAAACTTTTCAGATGTTGTGCTGGAACGAAACATACCGGTCTGAATCATTGACGGGAATTCGGTAACACTGATGACAGAGTAGTCCTGATCTGATCCGGTGCTAACATCTACGCTTACTAAGTAAGACATCGACTTACTCGGCTTTTTATAAAACTCGATGTCTCCCACGTTCATCTCAACAGGAGGTTTCCCATCCTTACACTTTTTAGCAAGGCGTTCTTTGACCCGCGTCAGAGCCATATCATCAATTAACCGGTAGTCCGAAGACAGGAATTTGCACTCGAATTCTTGCAGCCATTTTCTTTCGCCCAACAATGCTATAAAATCCTGCTTGAATTTTTCATCTCTCCCCGGTGGAGCGTTCCACGGGATATGGACAGGCACAAATGGGCTTTCTTTCATGTTGGCCTCTCTCCACAATTGAGCAAATCTGTTACTGTCTCCGTTAGGGGTACTGCTTATGATACATGATCCCCCTGTTGAGAGAGTTGGAATAACAGATGTCCAGAACTCTTCCTGAATATGGTTTTTGACGAACGCAAACTCGTCCAGATATAAAAGACTGATGGATAAGCCTCTGGCCGAATCGATTGAAGTGGTTTGGGCAACAATCCTGGATTTGTTTTCCCATTTACACTCATGCTTATTCCAAGAATTCTCGTCTATTCCCGGCTTTAAAAAGTATGGTAATTCCTCGTAAGCATCTTGTATCTTTGCTATGATCTCTTTAGCGCTTGAAGATTTATTCGACAAGATAACTACTGTTTTATAAGGGTTGAACAGAGCGTACCACAACAGATAAGCGGCAGAAGTTTCAGTCTTACCAACCTGTCGAGAAGCTAAAAGTATTACAAATCTATTCTGATTGTATGCGCGAACAATGTCTTTCTGACACTCCCACATATCAAAAGGTATAAAACCTTTTGTCGGGTGACGAATTTTTATGTATTTGGTTATACAGTAAACAGGATCTTCTGCACATTTAGCTAACTCTTGAATTTCTTCTAAAGTATATTCATGAGTAGAGTTAGGTTTTTTAAGTCTAGGATTTTTTCTTCTAGTCACCAGTTCGACACAAGTATTTTATAATTCTATTTATTTAGAAAAAATTATAGTGTCCATTTACCATCGACTATGTGTATAAGAGTCCTAGAACCATCCGGATAAATCACACAATGTGTGTGCATCCAACTGCTCGGGCCTTTGGCATACTCCAAGTCTTTATATGCGCTAACTCCTACTTGATAAGCGCCCTGAAATATTCCCGGACTATGGCTATGTCCAATAATAGTTTTAGGCCCTATTCTTGCAAAATTGTTTAAACTCCCCCTGCTCCCGTTTGGCCCACAGTCTCCATGAAATCCCACTTCAATACCTTCTATTACAAAAGACTCGTCACGATCCAAAAATCGTGTTTTATCGATGTTGACTAGCCCCTTTTGAGACTCTGGATTCTTACACCAAAACTCAAAAGCGTTGAATGTCTTAAAACCAGTTCTGGTGATCTTAAGATTCTTGTATTGGTGATACTTCATGTAATGATAGAATATAGCATTTTCTGGGTCACTTTTTGGATCAGCTTCTCGTAACCATCTCTCAAGAGCCTCATCATGGTTGCTTCTTACGATGACATTCAGCATGCCTTCACGGCTATGCTTATCTACAAAATCTGCCGATATTTGTAGACCCTCTTCTACCGTGTTTCTCCCTAGATGATGCTTTGCGAAATTGAGTAGGTCGTTTCCTCGATGGTGATGTGACCTCCTATAAAAATCCTCTAGGTCATGTATAACCCAATGTTTCGGTTTCAGGACGTTCATTATAGAGTTTGGAGAGGTGTATGTTGCTTCTTCTACCTTTGGGTCATGGTACTCGGCATGAATGTCTCCGGTAACTAGAGCCGATGCCCTTATGTTTCGCTTACACTCGTTTACAGTGTAAAGGCAATCTTTATCGTAAAATTCGCCAGTTTCTTTGTTTCCATGAATGTGTCGGATGAAAAAGGAATCCCCATCAAGTTCAACTACTACGGCGGCAAGTGAATGGTTGAATTCACCTCGATAACCGGCTTTACTGTCCGTATAATTTGGTATGGTTACAGCGCCTGTTGTTGTTAGTATTTTAGGAAGGCTTTGTGCCGGAGTAGGAATTGTTTTCAACTCAATAGAAGAATGTCCAATTATACCGGAATCCTCGCCGGTTAAGCTATCAAACCCGGACAGTGGGTGAACCGCCGTAGGTTGGATGGATATGTGCCCCATCACTCTTAAGCGTTTATTGAGCCTGATTTGACTCTCTATTATGTAGTCCTTTAATCTATGATCCCACCAATCGTGTGCTTTGTCTTCTGGTGTCCATATAGAAGTTGGATTTCGATACCTGAATGGTATCACCATAATTTTGGCATCGTTAATTTTTGCATAGTTTTCCAGACATCGTAAAAAGTTTACATGTACTGGTGTGGCGTTCTGCGCTGATGTTATTATGTACCGTTGGTACTTTAGCTCTTCAACTTTATTAAAATCAGACTTTTGTTGAGATTTTTCAACCTCGTCTAGATCAACATTGTATTTTTGAAGCGCTTCGTCTGATGGTTTAACCGCGTGAGATCTTTTCACATTGCTCTCGTATCTAGGAAGCTCTGGAAGATCTACACCAGAGTAATGCCTTACAGACAGTTTTCTTCTCGCTACGCTTTTAGGTTTTATTCCTATTACCCATGCGAATTCTTCAATGGTGAGACCATTTTGGTGTGCAACTTTATAGCGTCGTATAAAGTCCATCATGTTGTTAAATCTTTTATTCAAACCGCGCTCCTCCGCTTTGTTTGTTAGGCTAATTATATCGTCTTAGTAGATTTATGACAATACCTCTTGATTATTGTATATCTTATTCTTGGGCATCTTCTTCGTCATTAAACTCTATAACATCTGCATCTATAGTTTCTATTTTTTCTCGATTTTTAATCATTTTGAGTATTTTCAATGCACTGTTATGGTCCCCCACGAAAGCGATGTTGGTTGTGCTGCCCGCAACTTTTGTTTTATTTTGAGCAGTGTTTTCCTTTAATTTCATCGTTTGAATAGCTTCTTTTTGGGCGGCCTTTTTAGAAACAGCGTTTAACGCTGTGTTGAGGTAAGAGGCAGCGATTTCTGCCAAACGGCCCCTGTATCTTGGATCAACACTGTCCAGCAATATGGCAAGAGACTCATATCCTTCCATCGACTTTTCAAAAATTGTATGGAACTCTTTTTCAATTTCCGAATCTTTATCGTCATAAAGTTCGTGGCGCTTTACTGGATATGAAACAGACACCTTCTCCGTTTCTGTAGAGCCTTCTGGAACGTTAAAAAATTTTTCAAGGGCGTGCCCTCTCCGTTCTTTAACTATCTTAACGCTTTCTTCTTCTAATTCGGAATCAGATTTATTTGGGTCGTCGTTGTTTCTCATTATCTATAATGGCAGGTACTTAACTATTTATCCTCATCTCGCTCATGAGAAGATTCTAGCTGCTTTTTTACCATATTGTCGATTTGGCTTTTCTTAACTGCTAATGCCATCGAATATATCTGTTGTTTGTATTGTATATCAGCCAAATCTTCTTTCATCCTATCATACAATTCGACATGTTTCTGTATTTCAGTAGGCAATTCTTCTCTTAAAACTACCCTATCTTTAACTTTCCATATATTGGTATGAAATGTAAATCTTTTCATCGCATAAATCCTTTTCTAAAGTCTAACAAATCTAGCTCGCGTCCAAAACTATTTTCAGATTCTTCCTCACTCTGGTCAGATGATGACTCTAACGGCTCATCTTCTCCTGAAAAATCTACTACCTTGTCCCGAAGAGCGTCTATCTTCTTGTTAAATATAACATCTTGGACATTTTCTTTGGGGGCGGTAATATGTCCATTCTCGACTAAGGCATTCAATATACTCTCACCTTTAGCATCTTCTCCAGTTTTTTTGTTCGCCCTGTTTTTGATTTTCTGAATCACGTCTTCATATTTGCCCGGAGATGTATGATCAGATATCTTCAGCGTTTCAGAATCAAACGCGACTAGACATTTTTTACCGCATCCGTCGCCCCATCTGGTTTTTAGCGCATAGGTTAACATTTCTCCCTCTAGTCTCATTTCTGAAGAAGCATATACTGACAACCAGTTGTCACATATATCAATCTTGCTCATACCTCCAGCAATAGCGGCATGTGAGGGTTTATCCATTTCTAGGGCTTTTCTGTTTTGCTGGCTAGCCGTCCATCCAATCATGTTGTATACGTGCAATAGCTCATATATGTCTTTCGACTTAGCCCTATCTTCTTCAGACACCCCACGTTTCATGTGTATTTTATCGTTCGGTGTCATCAAATCCATATAGTCTATAATCAACACATCTGGGGGCTTGCCCATCTCTATCTCGTAGTGTTTGATAAAAGCCCTTATGTCATTAGCATTACTGCCGCCAGCCATTCTTATTATTCTAAAATCTCCAGCGCCAAGCTCTTTCAGGTGTTTAATTTTTTCAGCTATCTCAAAAATTTTTGATTTCCACACTCTATGCGAACAATATGTCATAATGAACGCTTGTCTTAAAAATATCATCTCTGGCGGAAGTTCTAAAGACACATATAGAACATCTAAACCCTGCATCACATAGTTGTTAGCAATATTGCTTAGGCATACCGATTTCCCGCCTCCAGAGTTAGCAGACACGACCTGCAATTGCTTACGAAGATTGCCTCCTCCCATCAACTCATCCCATGTTTTAATTCCACAAGAAATATAGTCTAGCTCCTCTACCATTTTCTTCAGCTTTTCTTCCGGATTATCAAAAACGTCTAATCCTAAATCTCTAGCCAAAGAAACGCTCAGGGCTTCTGAAACCTTCTTGTACACCGACCCGAAATCGTTCTTCTGTATCAAATCATAACTCTCACTGATCGCCTCACGCATTGCTGATTGACGTGCAAAAGATTCAACCTCTTGGGCGGTATAGTCTAGTTCGTCTGTAGTAATATGATATTCTTCATAAGGTTCTTCAGGGTCCACTTCCGCATTCATTAGCTTCACACTAGGATTGGCATTATGAGTGTGGTGGTAATCCAGTAAAAACGTGATGTGCGATATGTATTCAGGATCAAAATATTCCGGTTTTAATATACCAATACACCGGCCCAAAAGGTCCGGTGAATTTAACAAGTTATTAATTATATGACGCTGTTTTTTACTATTCATTCACTCTCCAGAACCTATTTTTACTTCTTAAAATCTTCATCTGTCAGAGGATCTATGTTAGTGTCTTCAGTTTCTGGTTGCAAGAAGCCTGTCAATGCAGACTCAGCCTTCACGAAAAGAGCGCATGACAAGAGATACTAGAAATAACAAAACATGATGCCTCTAGATTGGCTTCCACGCGACCACAAACTCATCGTCTAGTGAGTGAACAGGGTTTTTCCAAAACGAAATAATGGAATCAAAATCAACACCTGTCCAACCAAAAAAAGTGCCGTCGGCGTTCTTATACACGTAAGGCTTCATGACTTCCATGCGGAACGTTCTCGGAAAGCGCTGGTCTGCGATGATACACAGATACTCTCGCTCTCCATCGAAAACGCCCTCTTCCTTTTCACTAGGATTCGTGCATTCGCTCTCTGGGAATTCAGAACTCACAAACCCACAATCACCAATGATGTTCTTTAGCCACTCGAAACAATCAATCACTTTCATCTTAATCTCCTTTCATTAAAATTAATTAAATTATCAACTTTTCAGTAAATTTGGGCTGCCGTTGCTAGACCCATTTCCTCTCCTGAAGTTTGAGTTGGAGTAATTATACTCTTTCGTTTTCTTTATGTCAACACTTTCGCACTCTTTGACACGGCAACCAGTGAGGCTGGAACCAAAACAATCCAAAATTGTCATTAAAATAGTATTCTATACTCGGAATCTTTACTCCAGAACCGATTTTTCACTTCTTAAGATCTTCTCTGATCTTTTCTTCAATTTTATCCACATCTGTTCGAGGATCTATACTAGTGTCTCCGGTTTCTGGTTGTAAGAAATCTGTCAATACCGGCTTGGTTTGGCGCAGCTTATAGCGAACATCAGTTGAAAGATATAGCCATCTTTTTTTCTTTGACGAATACCTGTAAAGCCTTGGGGCCAAATTGATGTCAATATCATTATACGTTTTTCGATGATATTGTCCATCTTTTGGGTTGGCCGGAAAAGTGTCTCCTTCAGTATAAGGCTCACCATTTGGAGGGAGGGCGTCCATACCCCATCGGTGGATTAAAGGGTCCAGTTTTTCTGGGTCGTAGTTTGGTATGTTTTTTTGTATCCACGCTTTTAGTTTATTGCTAGGGTGTTGTACGTTAGCATAGTCGTGGCCTCGTTGAGGGACTTGTGTATTTGCTTCCGCCTCTATGTTTTGGTCTATATGATGAACATCTTGATATGGTTTTTTGTTGCCGTCGTTAATATCTACTGTCCCAAGATCATCGGAATCTTCAGTCAGTTTTCCAAAAATGTCTTGTGTTTCTTGAGACGAGACCGCCGGTTCCGCTATAACTCGTAATGTCGTTGGAACCCATTGTGGTGTGAAGCCGGTAGAAGACCACGACACATTAGTAACTTCTAAATATTTTAGAGTCGCGCCCATTTTTGCGTCATAATACGTCTCGCTAGGAAGCTGTATAATGTCGCCAATAACGAGGGGCCTCCCCAAAGATCGGATGACTGATGTGAAAGAGACCTCAATCATGTATTGCTCACCATTATAAAAGCCCGAATTAAATCCCATCTTAGCCAAAAACCCCGCATAATCTACCGGCGAATATGTTCCTTTTATAGTTACAGGTTCTTTTGAATATTCCCTGTCCCGATTTTCAAGTAATATCTTGTCTTGTATGTTTTCTACGTCTGTCACTTCATGCTCTGCAAGTTGTATTGCTTTGACTGACCAATAATCTGTCTCTCCCCCGGCGAATTCTACCGGACGCAATCTCCAGTATCTGGATGGAACGGATGACCTGAAATGTATCGTGACGAGCCCCTCACAAGAGGGAACTTTTACTAAAGACACGCCAAACCATTTTTTTCCGTCTGGTGAACGCTCTATTCTAATCTTAGTAGCCCTGCTTTTCGGATCGCATCCTTGCTTTATACGGATCGTTGAAATATTTTTTTTAACATAAGTCTCAATAGCATACCGGATTCTTCCGTTGTCCAGCCTGATAGGCCCGAAGTCGTATCCTATCCACGCCTTTTTTACAACATCTTTTCCAGTTTGTAGCGATCTCCATTCAGTATCATAAGCATTGAATGCGTCATCTGCTGGAAAGTTGGGATGGTCACCTCCGGATATGGCTTCGCCTATTCCGACCTGATCGACTAATTTGTCTTGTTCATATATTCCAAGCATTTTGTAAACGTTTATATCAGCACCCCCAATAGCAAGAGATTCCTCTATATAGCTATCGATAGTGCAAACTTCGGAGTCAAATTTAGTTATTTGCCAAGGGTAGCACGCTTTCCTATCTGGACACTTAGTCCCTCTCAAAGTGTCTTTACATGAAAAGTTCGTAGACCCCTGCGTCCCGTCTCCATCTTCAGCAAAAACGACTCCCCCGTCAGGACAATCTTTTATTTCATCTTTTTTGGGGTAACAGTCAACAATTTTTTTATCATCAGTCGCCATAAATTACCCCATAACAAAATAAACGTCTTGCCCTACTTCTTCCCCGGCCCACATTGACACGTCATATAATTCTTCTAGTAATGCCGCCTTTTCCGCTTCGGATTGTGTAATAAGCTCTTGCGCGTTTAACACAGTGCTGCCAGAAGGTCCGGGCAAAGATTGATATTTTCCACGTCCCTGAGATAGCATCATTTTCGCTTCGGCCAATGCCCATTTTTGCAGCCACATCGAAGTATTCCGATCAGTAATTAACTGTTGTTCTGGTCGCTCTAAAGAAGCATCAACCAAAACTCTTTGGTCTACATCAATACTGTTGTAAAACTTCAACTCTCTACTATACTCGCTCCATTGAAAACGTAGCTTTGAAGCAAAAATATGTTCCAACTCTTCGAGATATGAAGAAACCAGATGGTAGCTTAAGATATCAAATTTGCCCATATGATAAAGCTGTTGTAGTGCGGCATAGCCTAAGATATCATTATTGATGCTCGATCCAGTCCAAAAATGCTTTCTAGACTTATAGACATTATAAACCTTTACAATCTTATTGAAGCCAACGCATTTGTCAACTAGTTCATAAGTCTGTTGATTTCTACGCAAGTCTAGAAAAAACAGTCCTCTAGTGTAAGCATATCCGGAATATTTGCGTAACATTTGTATCGCATTGTCGATACATGTGTCGATTTGACGCTTCGTTAATTCAACTTTGGTGGATGGCTCTCCTAGTAACTCTCGTATACGTCTGTGTAAATCTCTTCGCTCGTCAGGACTACCGTCGTCTCCGACTCCAATGACAGAATGCATAGGCCCTTTGCGCTGTATATCCTGTCCCGGCCTTGAAAGGCAATAACGCACGGGGACGTTTATCTCCCCAAACACATTGTTGTTTGAGCGCATTATTTCTATGATGGCATCGCATCCCTTTTTTCGCGTTTTGAACACAAACTTATCGTGTTTTTCGCCGCATTTAGACCCTTTAACGAATTCTACATAAGCAATCGGAAGTTCCTCCACCCATTTGTCGATGTTCCAACGATACAACTTCTCGCTAACAGTGTTATACCACAAAAAGCCTTCATCTGGTTTAGGGTCTTTCAGTTGAAATTGGACTTCGACCCAATTGGCCCCATCCCATCTAAACAGTTTTGATATCGTCTGGCTGAACCAGTACGTTCCCACGTTTACGATTGTAGGGTCAGTGTCTGAGAATATCGGTTGGTTTGATACTTCTACCCACTCTCCAAGACTTTCAGAATACAAAAAGAATTTTCCATCGAAAAGCCAATAAAGATCCGGTGGAGGATTAGTTGGGTCAAATTCCTCAACTACAGCCTCGACTTCTTCACACGAGGTTGAGAGAATTTTCAAGACAGATCCTGTTTCCGGATTATACCATATTGTGTTTTCTGGAAGTTTTTGGGGAGCTAGAGGGTCCGTGCTCTGTTGTAAAAACAAATCAACCTCAACCCACTCTCCATTCAGATCGTCCCATATGAACAGCTTGTCCGAAATTGAGTCCCACCAATATTGGCAAGACTCCCTGTCTCTCGGATCTGAAGGAAAAACAGCCACTGGAAGCTCTTCCCACGAAAGCGTTATTGAAGACCACTCATACAGTCGTTGAGAGTCTTTAGCATATCTTATGTCATATGGTGAATCAATGTATGAATTGGTCTCTTCAACTACAACATTATCTTTCTTAACCCATCCACTAGACTCAAGTCGATATAGTATCTCGTCTTCGTCATCAAACCAAAAATCTCCCAAAGTGGCATCTTGTACTGAATCATCAGCATTTGGATCAACATTATTAATAATAACCGGGGTTCTATCCCATACATTCAGTGATGTGTTCCACACGTACAGATTTCTTTCATCTTTTACAAATCGATATATCAATCTTTGAGTAAGTGAAGAGTCAACTTCTTCTACTAGCAGGTGTTTCACGTGAAACCAATCTAATCCAGACTGCAAAACGTAAAGTTTATCCTCTTGGTCATTGTACCAATAATCTCCAACATCAAAATCGTTAGGATCTTTGTTAAAGTATATTGCGTCAATATCTTCCCATGTTTTTGAGTCAATGTTCAACATGCTTAGAGAGCCAGTCTCGGTGTTGTACCAATAAGCGCACTCGTCCGTGTCTATTTGAGGAAGTAAAGGATTTCTTGATGAAACCACCGCATTAATTTTACACCATGTTTTGTTTTTTCTTATTCTAGCAACACCGGTCGCAGGATTAAACCATATTTGTCCGGATTTAGGCTTTGTTATATCAAACTGGTAAGTTATATGTTCAAGCTCTGACCATTCGGTCCCGGCACTAACGAGAGGGCCGTTATAGCGATACAATATCTTATCGTCCGTGTCATACCAAAGCGTGTCAGATGGAAGCAAATTTGGTGCTATATCATTTTTAATGACATCTAAGGTTGTCTTGTTTTGTCCATCCCAAAAATAAAAAGATGTGCCGTCGGTCCAAACAGTTTCATTATATGGATATGTAGGGCTTTGATATATACCATCCTCCAAAAAAGTCAACTGTTTGTTGATGGATTTTATCAAAGATTCATATGTTCGAGCACTACTCCCCAGTATTTCAATAGTGTACTCGCAATCATTGATGTTCAATTTCAAATCATAAACACTGTCCGCATTGAGTCCGGTTGATTGTGTTAATCTTATTTCATCCTCTAGCTTTATAGCTTGTTCTGCACTGGTTTCTTCATCCTCTGGACCTTCTTCTGGACCAGTCGGTAAAGAATATGAATGCACTCCTTCTCTGTGATATCTAGCCACGTTATCAACAGCATAGGCTGAAAAATAGTAGGCTGTTCTAGGCTGTAAATCGGTAATTTCTAACTCTGTAGTTTCTCTGTCATTATAAAACGCTCCAACAACTAGAACGTCATCTGTGATCTTGCTCCCAGAATGTAAATCTGGATCAACAGTCGGATCTCCTATGTAATATTGTCCATCTTTAGGCGACGTGGTTTGATAGTCGGCTGGTTTTCTACTAACTGTTAAAACTATCCCATCATAAACACCATCACCAGAACACCCGTCTATAGACGGTGGTATATTCCAAGTGAGTTTTCCTGTGTTATCGTCTAGCCTGATAAATTTTAGATCAATTTCTTGACCTTCAAACTTTATCTGACTCGGGGTATCATTAAAAGAGTCAAATATTCCCATTAGAAAAGCTTTCTTTCTTCTGAAGTATTTATAAAACGGAGCGTAAAACCCACAAATCTTTAGTTTGTGGGATGTAAGCGACTAGCCCTGATTGAGAATATACTCACGAATGGTATCAGGAGAAGCCTCACCAATTGAGCAAACGAAATAACCATCTGACCAAAAAGTGTGTTCTTTCCAAAAATGTTTAAATAAGAATGACCTGTGAGATGAACGCCAAATGTGATAGGCAGATTCTTGTTTTAACTTACGAACTATTGAAGTAATGGATAAACGAGGAATGTAGCGAATAAGAAAGTGAATGTGGTCTAAATCAGATTCAAAGACTTCAATTTCAAAATCTGAATTAGAAGTAATGTTTAAAAGAATAGAACGCATATCATCTTTTAACTGACCAACAAGCAACTTTTTACGGTACTTGCAGACAAAAATAAGATGGCACTTGAGATAATGCTTTGAACGATTTGTAGAAGAAATGTACTGTGATTTTTTAGACATAACGAAGCAAGTTTTTGTGAAAGTTTTTACCCAAAGACGGAACTTTTACAAAAACTTGCGTATTTAGTATAAATATAGTATATTTGTAAACATGAAAACAATACACAGGACATATCGCTTTGAATTAAGACCAACACAAGACCAAAAAGTGTTGCTGGATAAACACTTCGTGAATAAGTAGTATAGTAATGGCAAGACCTTATAAATTAACAGAACAAGAAAGAATTGATATTTGCAGTAAATATCAAAAAGGGTATAGCACTACTGAATTAGCACAGATGTTTTCAATTGATGTTTCAAGTGTCAGAAAACTTCTCAAAAAGAATAGTATCCCGATAAGAAGTCGTGGCGAAAGTAAAAAACAAAAAAGATTTTTAGAGAAAATCTCTGGTGAAAATGCTTGGAACTGGAAAGGTGGTACAGTCAAACTAAAGAACAAAATAAGAAAATTGCCCGAATATTCTATTTGGAGAACTAAGGTTTATGATAGGGATAATTATACTTGTCAGAAATGTGGTTCTAAAAGACAAAAAGGGAATAGAATTATTTTGAATTGTGACCACATAATCCCATTATCTAAAATCGTTGAAGACAATAATATATCTTCTATTGAAGAAGCAATCTCTTGTAAAGACCTTTGGGATGTGAGCAATGGCAGAACACTTTGTTATGACTGTCATTTAGAAACTGAAACTTGGGGTTTTAATTTTGAACGTCATAAACGTTCAGTTGAACAAATAGATGATAGGGGTAATGTAATAAACAAATTTACCTCAATTAAAGAGGCTTCTGATGAACTCAATGTTCATAGGTCATCTATAAATCGAGTGTGTACTGGTGAATATAAAACAGCAAATGGTTTAAAGTTCAGATATGCGTAAAATTCACAGAACATACAAATTTGAGTTAAAACCTAACAAAGAACAAACAATTCTTTTAAATAAACACTTTGGTGCAACACGTTTTGTTTACAATTACTTTCTGAATGAGCGTAAAGAACAGTATCAGGCAAACAAGAAGTCTGACAACTACTATGCTCAAGCAAAAACTTTGACTGAATTAAAAAAGCAAGAGGAAACTGTTTGGCTTAAAGAAGTAAACAGTCAAACCCTGCAATTTGCTTTAAGGTCTTTGGATACTGCATACCTTAACTTCTTTCGTGGCAATGCCAAGTTCCCAAGATTTAAATCAAAGAAAAGAAAGAACAGATTCACAGTACCACAACACACAAAATTGGTTGATGGTAGAATTTACGTTCCAAAATTCAAAGAAGGGATTAAATGTATTGTTCACCGTGAAATAAAGGGCAATGTTGGCAAAATGACCTTTACTAAAACACCGACTGGAAGATACTATGTTTCAATTTTAACTGAAGAACAATATCAGCCAAAAGAAAAAACTGGTGCTGTTTGCGGAATAGATTTAGGTTTGAAAGATTTTGCCATTACTTCTGACGGCATCAAATTCAAGAATAACAGATATACCAAGAAATATGAAAGAGATTTAGCGAAAGCACAAAAACATCTTTCTCGTAAGCAAAAAGGCAGCAATTCGTTTGAAAGACAAAAACGAAAAGTTGCCAAAATACACGAGAAAATATCCAACACAAGACAAGATGTATTGCATAAGGTATCGCATCAACTTGTTTCTGATTATGACATAATTGCTTTGGAAGACCTTAATGTAAAGGGAATGATGAGCAATAGAAAATTATCAAAACACATTGCAGATGCAAGTTGGGGTACATTTGTGAGATTCTTGGAGTACAAAGCAGATTGGAACGATAAACAAGTTGTTAAAATCAATCGCTTTTACCCTTCAAGCAAAACTTGTAATGTGTGTGGATGGATAAATCAAGATTTAAATCTTTCGGTTCGTGAATGGACTTGCAAAAATGGACATAAATTAGACCGTGATTTAAATGCAGCAAAGAACATTCTGAAAGAAGGATTGAAAATAATATCGGCTGGGACAGTCGATTACACGGATGGAGATGGTGTAAGAAGTAGTAATACTCAACTATCTGCGAAGTCCGAAGCCCATTTGTCTTTAGCAAATGGGTAGTTCACATAATCTAAGACTTTAGCCACTTAACGGAAATTTTCTATTTTTTTTTTGACCATCTTCATATGCGTCAGCCTTTCTCTGATCTTTTCCAAGAATCATCCCTTTATATTCAAGGCCCTTTAGCCGCCCATTAAATATCTCTTTAACTTTCAACTGTCCAACCGCTATAACCAAAACCATTTCCGCACTTAATAACAACAGCCGAGTCTTATTGTATATGTTTATTTCAGTCCTAGAAATATCTGATATGAACTTATAAAGTTCGGTGATGAATGGAGAAACCCAAGCCAAAAAACTGACTTTGGCAATGTCCGAGATTCCTTCTTTGTCACAGGATAGGGAAAAATTCTCAAGTGTTTCATTTAATGCCGAATGCCAATGTGTTTCGAACTCCTTATCCGACTGAAGAAATTTCAATCTATCAACCCGCTCGTTAAACGTAGTATAAAAAGATGTTAACAACATCCTCAAAAGATCCTTGTATAGCAGGTCTATTCCGGGATCATCTGAAAACTTGTTAACATATAGTTTTACATTTAACTTAAATTTCAAATAGTTAAAAAATGATGAGTTCTTCAGTTCCTTTATCTCTGCGTCCACATCTATTGAGCGGCGTCTTCTAACGTCATCTTTTTTTTGATATGCCCAGATTTCTATCTTGCTTTTTATGAAAAAATATAAAGAACTGGCTATTAAAACTAGCGTAGCAAGGTATATGGGACTATTATCTGATCTTATCAGTAAGCCCCATAAATGCGAGAAAATATCCATAAATGCCCCATTGTGCTCTCTAGTATTTATCTATATGGGGGCTTTTTTACCTTTTAAGAGAATCTTCTCAAACGTCTAACTCTTTAGCGTTAGATAAAACCCAATGAAGCATTTTTTTATTACTCCACTTGGGTATATAATGGTCTTGAGATCCATCTTCGTGCACTACAACAAATATTCTAGCAGTTGGTCGGTAGATGTCTTCATATTCCCACAAAATTTTTATCCTGTCTTTCGGTTTGAGGTTAATGTAGATTTTTTCTTCTTGATCTTCCAAAGTTTTGGAAACGGGAACACGTTTGTATGATTTCATCTCATACAACGAATACACTCGTGGGGTCTCTTCAGCTTTCTCCAACAACTGTTGTTTACTTTTATAGTATTCAGAAAAAGAGAGCTTGGTCAAAGAACGTTCCTATGCGTTTTAATCTATTTATCATGTGCACATTACGGTGTGCCATTAAAACAAAAAACCCCCGCACGCGGGGGTTTTTTGTCGATCAACGGTATGTTATCAAACGAAGTCTAGGTTAACAACATTGATTTTACCGTAATAATCAGCCGAGTTGCCCAACGATGTCGTTGGATCAGTCAAGGCCAGCTTGCCGTAGCGGGTCATCAAGCTTATCATCGGCGTAGTCGTTACCGGATTCATAATGACGCCGGTACTCGTGACCGGAATGTACGGAGTATACCAATACCCAGTATCGGTTTCACCGTTTCCACCCTTGTAACCGACTAGAATTCTGTCGGCACCGCCACCAGCACCTGCGCTCAGAGCGTCCAATGACTGCGCCTGATTCCACAGATAGTTATACACTTTGATGGTCCCGTTCAGAGTTCCAACTAGCTCGGTGTTGTTAGGGCCTTTGAATGAGCCCTGAACTGCTGGAGCGAACACCGCTTTAGCCGCACTGGTTAGCACGCTGACCATCATTGGCGAAGCAACTATAAAATTACCTGCGCCTCTGCGCGTCTTTCTGGCGATCTCGTTCGCAACCTCAGTTATTCTAACCCCAAGGTTGGCAAACCTGTCACCGGCAAAAGCTGGTGCATAGGTAGGACCGCCCGTGTTGTTATAGTCAAACGTTCGAACCGTTCCAGCAAGAGCCAAAAGGTCTCCTATGATCTCGGCATCGATCTCCTGAACGATTTCGGCTGTAAGCCCTTTTGTCATCTCCGTTTCGATGTCAAGCCCATGTCCGTTCTTGGCGTCCTGCATGGCTTCAAGAGTCCAGCCAGCCTGTAGCTTCCTAGATTTAGCTTCAACGGTCTGTGAAACGACTCTCAGAGTCATTTTACGACCGCCGGAACCTTCCAAGAAGCTACCTGAACCACCTAGCAGAGATCCGCCGACAGGGTTACCATAAAGAGTTGTTCCTGTCTCATAGGTAGTAGCGTCTCTTGAAGACTCCCAACCTTCGCCGGTAGCTGGTCCAACATCGATGTCAGCTTCAGCCGCATTAGGGTTGGCGATTCCAGAAGCACCCGCCAACTGAGCCGAGCCAGTAGATCCAGCGTAAAACCGTCTAATCGGTCTGTCGTTGCCGAACGCTTCATCTCCGGGTGAGATATCGAAGCCCCCAAAGGGATTTCCTTCAAACCCTGCCGGAGCATTCATTTCTTCTTCATACACATATCTCATTGTGTAGACTTGGGCAACGGGGCCGTCCATTGCCTGTACACCGACAATCTCAGTGCCGATGGTTCCCGGTATGATACGACGTATCATTGGTAGAAGGGTGTGACGATAATTAGCGATATCGTGAGCCTCTATAGATCCCGCCGGAGCAGTTTCTTTTAGTATTTCACGTCTTTGGTTTTCTAGCAGTACCTCGACGTTTTCACGTAGTGTACCATTGAGTCCATCCAAAAGAGCCTCGCGCACGTCAGCCCATTTTTCTGTAAGTAATTGTCTGTCCATATTTTTCTCCTTTAATTAAAATAGACTTTTTTCTGTTAGGCGTTTGTCACGCCTGCGCGTTTTCTCAGCAATTGTATCCATTCCTTAAATTCTTGACTCTCGGCATCAGCACCACTATCTGCTTCAGTGGGGAGGACGTTTGAAGAGTCACCTTCTTTAAGTATGTCTTCTTTGCTGTTTTCTCCTTCGGCAAGTACTCCTTTTTCCTTCTCCGATTCTTCATTGGTAGCTTCTTTCAAGACCTTACCAATATAGCGATCATACGCTTCCTCAAGACGCTCTGTTGGAACGTTCTCAAGTATAGCCTCCATCACGCTTCTGGTAGATCCAGACAAGCTTTCCAAAACTTCTTCCAGCTTTCTTGATCTTATAGATTCATCAAGCTGTTTCTTAACATTCTGCAATTCTTCGCGAGCTTCAGTCAATTCAGCTTCCAATTGCAATTTTTTCTCTTCAATATCTGCTTCGCTCAAAAAGCGTTCACGGTATTCGTTGCCGATAGATTCGACAATTTTCCTACCATAATTTTCTTTCAACACTTCTTCGATTGAGTCTCTACACTCATTAAGCTCTTCCACGAGACGCTCCTCGACGTATGCGTCAAGAGCCTCCATCAAGTTCCGAATGTCTGATTGCAAAGTTTGAGCCATTTTTTCTTTTTCTTCTACCAGCTTCTTTGCATATTCGGCTTCAAGATCACGGAACCTTTCGATGTCTTCTTTAAGCTCTTCTAATTCCGCACGTAAACATTCTTCCACTTTTGTATCGAGAGCTTCTGCAAGCTGCTCTTTTTCTTTAACAAATCTTTTTGCATACTCGGCTTTTAACGATTCTTCAAGTTTTTCAACCTTTTCGTTAACCTTAGCGTTTAATGCGGTATTTAACTGTTCTTCTAGTTCTTTACGAGTTTCTTCATTTAGTAACTCAGATTCAACCAGTTTTTTAAGCAATTCATCCATGTGTTTTTCTCCAAAGGAATTTAGTTATCATTTCTCGGTGTATATTTATTTGATTTATAAGTAAAAAATAAAAATCGCTTTATGCTTTCGTAACTTATTGATTTATAAAGCTTTTTATTTTTTTTACTTTTTCAATTCTTTTTAGAAAGCTTCTAAAAACCCCTTTATAATTAGACAATTAGCTCAATATCCGCCCGTGGTTTTGAACCAACGGCCTTTTAATGCAAAATTAAACTTGTTGGCTTTAGTAACCTTTTTTAGTTTTGCGCCTTTTTTACAGTCGCAAGGAAAATCTTTATCTGCGTCTGCAAAAGTAACAATCTTTTCTACAACTTTTTCACACTTCTCGCATTGATAATCAAAAATTGGCATAATTCATTCTCTCCTTAATTGGTGTGTGTATATTTATCCAAAAAAATCCCGGCGCGAAGCCGGGAGAAACATGAAGCAATTTCACTATTGATTACATTTTTGAAAAAACTTCCTCAAGGAATTTAGCAACACTCTTTTTGAAATATTGTTGAGCGCCTTCATCGTGCGCCAGACTTTCTGCCAATGTCAAAACTTTTCTACCTTGTCTACTGTCTGCGAACAAGCCCTCTGTTATTGGTTGTGGGTATGCTCCCGGTGCAGAAGGTGTGGCTACAAGGTCCGCTGTAACGAAAACAAATTTGGAGACCTTTCCTGTCTCTGGATCTACGTGCCCAGCACCTCGACTTGATATACCATAGCGAACTCCAGATTTCCCAAGCTCTTCGGCTATCAAACCCATGGGCGTTTTTAAAATCTCCGCTCTACCCATAACGTTGTTACCAGATACATAAAGTTCTTTTATAGCGTGAGAAATCCTATCCATTTGAATAAGAAGTCTCTCGGGATGGTCCAATTCACCAAAGATTCCGCCATTTTTAGCTATAGTTTTATTTGCTTCTTCCACCGCTCTAGTCATCTCGCTTAGTGGATAGATTCTGTTATTTCCATTTTTTATGTCCGCCTGCATGAATATTCCACGCAACTGCATGCTATTTGATTTGTTAGGGGACGGGGACTCACATACAATTCTGGCAACATCGGGTTGTATGCTTTCTATCAGAACCTCCATTATTTAGTACCCTCTTCGTCGTCTTCTTCAGAATCTTCGTCGTCTTCTTCAGAATCTTCTTCTTCTTCTTCGGAATCTTCGCCGTCCTCGTTGTCTTCTTCAGTTTCTTCTTCAGTTTCTTCGTCAGAATCTTCGCCGTCTTCCTCCGATTCTAAATATGATGGTTCGTCAGGTCCAACTCCTGCTACATGTCTGATCATCTCGGTATCTGTTTCAAACGTTTTAACATTCCCCTCTTCATCTGTATAAACAACGCCGTCCTCAGTAACCTCAAAAGTTCCAACCTTTTTTCCATCAAGATAAATGTCATGTCCTTTTATGCTCACTTTATTAAGCTTTGATGTGTTTAATATTTTCCTAGACTGTTCATAGATATACTCTTTGAACAACTCACGAAAAGATTCATCTTTTCCTGCAACAAGTTCTTCTACCAATTTTTTCTGTATCGTTTTCATAAGTTTTACCTTTTGTTTTCACTGGTTATTTATCAAATATTTCTTAAATTAATCTTCTTTTGCGTTAGCGTATTGAAGATATTTAAGAAGAGACCTCGGGGTTTTATATACTTTCATCAGATGATCTAAATAGTGTGGATCTATTTCTTCCTGCTCGTCCGATTCGACCTTTTTTAATCGATTTCTCTTCCGAGTCATTTCTTGTGTGAATAGCTCAGACATATTCCCAATGCGCTCAAAAACTTTTCTCTTGAATGACAAATGTTTTTTACCCATAGTAGATCATTCTGCGTCTTTTTCTTCTTCGTCACCATCGTCGTCCGCCTCTGGCTCGTTGTATTTGACCAAAGACTCAAGCTTATGGATCACATCGTCACACTCTTCTTCATCATTGTTGCATAACACTCTTGCACATTCCGGTAAATCTTTCTCTGTGCATTCCTCTCTGTCTGTAGCATCTGCCACAATAGATAAAAATTCTTTTTCCACGTCACGATTCGGACACATTCTGAATAGCTTTATTATATGAGCCGACATTTCGCTCGCTGTCATTCTTTTCTCGTGGTCCTCGACAATTATTTTTGCCATCTTTTCGGTGAGATAAGATGAAAAAACTTCATCTAACTCTTTTCGCATTTGACTTAACTCGTCAGATTCCATTTCTTTCAAATTTTCAGTCGTTCCCCAAGCTTTAAGAAATTTCTTCCCAAATTCTTCAATGTTCATCGCCATTAATCTCCTATGTTGATGTATTTATATTGCTATTTATCTATATTGACTATTTTTCATCCAATGTTGATGACTGATTTTCGGGCGGCTGCTGATCAGGCTCCGTAGAGGTATCCGTTTCCGGGAGTTCAACATCATTTAGATCCATTCCCCCAGAACTCAAATCAGGAGAGAACGAAGGGGCTCCACCAAATCCCCCCTCGAAGCCCCCGGCTTCAGCACCCTCTTCATAATATAACTTAGGTATGTGTTCAAAACCTTCGGGTGGTAACCCCTTTTCTTCTCTAAGAAGTTTTTCATTCAGCGCTAATTCGTCATCGCTCAACTGTAAATATTTTCTCATTGCGAATCTTGCTGATATTGTCTTACTACTAACAATATTGTTGTACGTGTTAATCAAAGCGTCGTTTACCTCCGCTTCTCGGTATTTTTTGAAATTGCTCGGCTCACTGAGGCGAATTCTATATAGGCCCGGATCAATGTTAAGACCATTATCATAAATGAATCGCTTGAATTCTTCGTCCAGTGTTTTTTCTATATAAGTCTGTAGCCTTTCGACATACATAGAAAATTTTATTTCCTGCATCATAGCTATACCAATTTTTCCTTCGTGGTGGATTCCTCTGCCTCCGTCTCCGACCAGCGTATTGATATAGCTTTCTGGAATTTTCAGTCCTCTCCAGATCTTTCGGAAAAACAGATGTAGGTCATCTAGATTTCCCAAATTTTGTCCTCCGGGAAGAGTTTCTATTCTGGTAGCACTGTTAGGCCGAACGGCCATGAAAAACTCTTCCTGCATGGACTGTGGGTTATAGATAGTATCAGTGGCAGATTTGCCGTCCCTAGTGGTTGGCACTAGCCCTTGCCTGAAATCCTTTTTGACGTTGTTTAATATGGCTCTAGCGTCGTTAGGATTGCTTCTACCAACGTCAACGTATATTACTCGGCGCTCTGGCGCTCGCTGTATACGGTAAATTACAATAGCATCTTCTAAAAGCTCTTTTTTTCTAAAATCGCGATATATCGCTCTAAGAACGGACATTCCGAACGGAGCTTCCTCACTGGTCTCGTCACACAAAGAAAAGCGTATTACATCTGAACTCTTGAAAGATTGTCCATCACCAGTTTCTCCGGAGTTGGTCCCAGAATATAAGCCCTGTTGACCATATTCCCCTGTAAAATCAGTTGATATAACCCACCCTTTCACATTCGAGGAATCAGTTTTATCCACTATTGCCGCATTAACGCGGTAGGGTGAAACGAATGTCCATTTACCGTTCTTTTTTCTAGATCTTAAATAAAAAGTGTCTCCATATTTGATCGTACTACGACAGATATTGAACATTCTTTCATAATCCAACTCGTGCAGCGTAGTAAAAGTTCTTAATGCAGCCTTGAGCGTCAATAAAGTTGAATTGTTTATATTCTGACTTGGATCGGTCAACATTTCTAATTTCAAAACATCGGAGCCTTTCGGGGTGTTTCCACACATTTCCTCGGCAATATAGTCTAAGGCCAGTGAGATATCACAGTCATTGTCCATGATGTCATATTCACGATACCGCTTTTTTCTATTAAAGGAGCCATTAACAAATTTGTTATACCAAGAAGTGTAATAAGAATCGCCACGATAGCCGGTGTTGTCTCCTAATTCGCGGTCCCGTCCTATTGGTTGCAATATCTTGTAATATTTTACCGTTTTCATCTTTTATTTGCTCTATACCGGGGTATTTATCCAGTGTTTAAGAGGTAGTAACCAATCCGCCTGTTTTGATACTGGAAAAACCGTTTTTTAACTCTACTACTATTTGGTCCTTGAAAGAGTCTTTGATCTCATCTCTATGAGAAATGACAAACATAGAAAGCTTATACCGCTCTGCAACGTCTTTTATAAGTTTAACTGTTTTCTTTATACCAACGTTACTCAATCCGACATCTAAACATTCGTCAAGAATATAGAGATTTATGAAATTGTGTTTAGCCTGCAACAAATCACGAAACGCCAACGACAAAGCAATATTTATTCTGGCCTTTTGTCCAGAAGACAGGCCCATAAAGTTTATGCTCTGGTCAAACTGACGTATGTCAACAGATAGGTCCGAAGTAAATGAAACTGCGTGAGGAAGTCCCATCGTTTTTAAATATTGATGAAGGCGCTCGTTCAAAAACGGTAAAAATTTATCCATGAGGGCTTTTCTTATAAATGAATCCTTCTTCGTCAGCAATTTCAACAGAAATTCTTGGTGCTTAATATCATCTCTCAGCTTCTCTATTTCTTCCGTTTTGTCCTTTTTAAGCTTCACATTTTTAAGACTTTCAAGCATGGCGGCATAAGGATTTTCTTGTTTTTCCATCAACGCCTTCTTCTCAACTGCTTGCTCAAATTTGTTTCTCATACTGAAAAGCTCTTTTATGTTTTCAAACTTGGAAGTCCCGATGGTGATGCCTTTCAGTTTTTCTTGTTCAACAGAAATTTTGTTTTTTAACTCTACAATCTCGTCGCTTTTATCAACATACGGATTCTGTTCTGACTCTAGAGTGTTTAGTTGATTTAGCATATCGTCTCTGTCTCTGATATAAGATTGAACCGACTCTAGCGATTCAAAAATTATCGTATCAGATAGTTTCTCAATCTGTTTGGTGTATTCGATTAAGGAAGATAAAACACCTGTCTCTTGTTTCTTGGCATTGTCTAGCTGCTTAACAAGGTCATCAATCTGCTGCTTCAATTCCTCCAACTCCGATGCCGCCTTTTCTCCAACGTAAGTTTGAAGACATGTGGGACATTTTGAGTCTTCCCTAATCTTTTTCTGCTCTTTAAGGTCTTGCAATCTACCTTCGTCCAGCTTCCTATTTTTTTTCATAGACTCGTAATTGTCCATCATGTCTAAAGACTCCTTTTTGAGTCTCTCTAATTCTTCCAAGAGTTTTATTTGGGCTTCGAGTTCGTCGTTGCTGTATTTTGTATATTCTTTGAGAGAATTTTTTATTTCTGACAACCTTTTTTCTTTTGATTCAGAATAGGATTTGAACCGAAGCTGTTCTTCTTCGAGTCTCCTAAGGTCTCGTTGGTATAAAGATATTTGACTTTCTATGGCCTCTATCTGTCTTGAAGAGGCTTCTATTTCTTCCAACACTTTTTCTTCTCTGTCGAAATCTATAGATCCAAGAAGGTTTATTGTTTCTTCTACCTCTTCCATCTCTTTCTTTACTTTCTCTTCCCACGTTAAAAAGTTAGTCTCGGCCTCGATCAACGCCCTCTCATGATCTTCATACTCCTTGACGATCTCTTCATTGGTTTTAACAGCATATTCTAAATCTATCTTGTTAGATTTGATTTTTTCTTTTAGTATTTCTGCCTTTTCAGTAAGTTCTGTATATGAAAACAATTCTTCTATAACATCCCTCTGTTTGGCCAAGGGGAGAGAAAGAAACGATTGGTCGTTTGCAGAGTAAGTTATGATTCTGCTAAAAATCTCATAAGGTATCTTAAGAATCTGTTCAGCTATATATTTGTTCGCGTTTGCTATGCTGTCCGGGGTGATGTCCTTTTTGTTTTTCTCAATTTTTACCCCTGTTCCACCCATAGACTTGTTTTTACGATACCTAGTCACAGTGTAGTTATCTTTCCCAACACTAAAAGACAATTCGACTAACATGTCTTTCTTGTTAATGTTGTTTATTAAGTTATCTTTCTTGTCTGTTTCCTTTCCGGCAGCCACATCATACAAGGCAAATGTTATTGCCATAAGAATAGTGCTTTTTCCTGCCCCGTTAGAATCAAGTTCTCCGTTCACTGAAGCATCATGATTTATGCCAGTTATAAGGACAGGAGTGGTTCTCTGCAAATGTATTTCGGATATGTTGTTTCCATATGACATGAAGTTTTGTATCTTCAATTTTTTGAATGTTATCATCTTAGATCCCTATAGATTTTTTTTAGCTTTTTTGAGCTTATGTTTTCGGAAGTGATTTTATCTAGCAGATTTAACACAATCTCATCGGTGCTTTCCGATTGTAAATCTTCTTCTTCTATATCATCAGAGATAGTATAATCTTCTATCATTTCCTCCATTCGCAGTTCTCTTAAAGAAAACTTTTCCATAAGAGTTTTTCTTATTTTTAAAACATCGTCAAAGCTTACATCTTTTTGATCCACCACACACGTAACAGAAGCCTTTGGTCTAAGGATGCTTTTTGGGTCTTCTAATAGTTCTGATAAATTGCATCGAAGATAGCATGGGGCCTCGGTCCAATCTATATACAACACTTCGTCTTGCTCTATATCGTATATCGCCATCCCTCTATCTGTCTGGTTGGCATCACTATAATCCATTGGGAATGTGTTTCCGATGTAATGAACGTTGTTTTTAATCTGTCTCTTGTGGAAATGTCCACTAAAAATCTTTTCGGGTTTGGTAAAGTCTGATGGGTCGGGTCCATGTTCAAGAACCTTAAATTCTCCGGTAAGAACGAACCCTTTAAACTCGAAATGTCCAAAAACTACGTCATGTGCATTGATTTCCTTTATTTGGTCCTTGTATTCTTCCTCGAAAAGATAGGGACAAAACAGGACTCTTTTTCCATTAATTTTTAAGCTAACATTGTCATCAACTAGGAAAAGATTTGGAAAGGGCTCAAATATTGCCGTGTTGAAGGCATTTCTGGTATTCCTATAAACCAAATCATGGTTTCCCACGATAAGGAAAAAGGGTAGTTGTAGCTCTTCCACCAGTTGTTTAATTATCTTGTGTGACTTATCTAGGGTTTTGCCGCCTATGGCGTCTCTTTGTTCAAACCAGTCTCCACAAAATACTATCATGTCAACTTTATGTTTTTTGCAATTAGAAATAAACCAATCAATATAATCTTGACAGTCTTGTAAATGTGTGTCACTATTGTTTTTTCTTCCTAGATGTATGTCTGTGAAAATGGCGATCTTTTTAGCGTTAACTGTTTTCATCCATCGCTGTCCTCTGGTGAATATTTCTTAAACGTAGGATCATGCTTCTCTGAAAGCATGCTTATATTTCTCAATATAAAATCATAAGGGTTCATAGGAACTGAGTCATCTTCAACATGCTTCAGGTTTAATATTGTATCTGATAGCTCTTCTAATATCTTAGAAGCGGCCTCTTTGTCTTCTATGCGTTTAGATATCTCACGAATTAGCAAGTTTTTCATAGATGTGGTAATTTTTCCCTTTTTCACACATTCTACAAACTCATCGTTTATCATCACCTCCCTCTGATCTTCTTCATAAGTGTGAGACGATGGTTCTCCTGATTGTAGTAATAATGCGTCTTTAATGTTTCTATGTCCCTTCTCATAAATCAAAAACTGCCAAAACGCTCTTTTTATCGCTTGGGTAAAATAGGCAAATGGGTTATCATAGCGTTCAGCATCGAAAGACTTCCATCCCCTACAAACTATAGTCAAAGCATACGATTCCATGTCCGATCGGTAGGTGTATCCAGAATATGATCCCTGAGACGAATATCTTCTAGCTAGCATGATTAACATCTCACCCAACCGTTCGGTCATCTTGCCCTGTTTTTGACTCTTTTTAACTTCTTCTAGTAGCTCTTTATTGCTGATATAACATGCATCTTTTTTTGTTCTTCTTTTACGCTTTTTTGCCATATTCTTCTGATTTAACCCTGAGTCCATATCTATTCTATATTCTTATAATCGATAATACAACACTCGAATATAAATATATAAGACCTATTTAGTGCTTAAATAATTGGACCAACAAACATCTAAAGCTCTCCTAGAAGCCATCGATAAACTAAACAGGCGGATTGGGACATCCTCCAAAGGCTTTGTCAGATCGAACAAGTTCAACAGAATCGGCGCTTCGGTTGAGGATTCTACCGAAGAATACATAGATTCGCTCGAAAAACAACGTAAAATTTTTGAGCATATGACGAGAACCAACACAAAGCTTTGGAAGACTATGGCTGAAGGCGTTCCAATCATAGGCTCTCTAGTCAACGCTGTTAGAGAAAATAAAAAACGTCTGGAAAAAGAAATAGTAAACCAATCTGAAGCATTCAAAAATGCTGCTTTGGCGACCGAAGAATACACTAGACGGTCTGGAGTGAACAGTAAAGAACTCAAAAAAATACACGAAGCATTAAGTAAAGTAGAGCAAAAGGCAAAAGAACTTGCCGAGTCAGTAAGCAAGAGACGAGAACTTGAAAATAGAATAGAAAAAAACTTAAAGAGTTCTAATCTGCCTATAGCGAAAGAAAAGTTAGAAAAAGATCTATCTAATATTAGTGACGTGCTAAAAGAGGCAAAAAGACATCTGGCCTTAGAACAAGACTCTGACACGTCAAATAAACTTAAACAGCTAGTAAATGATCTGTCTGAACTGAAAAAAATACCAGACTCGTTTGAAGAAATAAAGAAAGAATTAAGCGACGATACAATTAGACAAGCAGCCTCTAAGGATCAAGCTATTAAAAGGCTGATTGATCCAATAGCTCAGTCTCTCTCTGATGAAATTAAAGAATCGAAAGAAAAAAGTGTACGCTTTTTTGAAAGAGTGTTCGACACTTTTAGAGGCTCAGTGACGGCAGCATCCGCCGCAATAGAAAACAGTATCGAATCTCTTGGGAACCAGATAGAAAAAATCAATCAAGCAATAAGATCAAGTGTAGGGGCGACACTGGCAGCTACCGCGATAACCGCCAAAATGGAAGGATCAATGTTGTTGGCTCGTCAGAGATACGTTGGATCAACGTTCAATGAGGCCATGAGAGGGGAAGCCATAATGTTAGGAGTGGCTGAAGAAACTCTGCTTTCTGAGCTAGCTGAAAACAGATACACATTGCGTAGGCTCGGACAAAGAGAAGGGTATTCTGGGGCACTAGAATTTACCGAATCAAGCCAATTTGAACAACTTGTCAGCGGGGCAAAGAGGATGGGATTACAAGCGGAAGAAGCTCTTCGCTACACAATAGATGTCATGAACACATTGAGACAGGTCGGAGCAGATAAAAGTGTAGATATCATCGCTGACACTATGAAATTTATTAAAGACGTTCACAAGGGTCTAGGAGTTTCTCAAGAAGAAATGACTAGATTCACGAAAGAAATGCTTTCTCCAGAAACTATGCTTCCATTACTGGTAGGAATAGGAGATGTAGGCTCACAAGAAAATATGCGAGCTATGATGAAAGAAATCGAAATAAGAGGGAAACTAGCAAGAGTTCTCAACCAAGATTTAACTATTCAAGAGAAAAGGCTTCGTGAACTTACTGAGGCAGCCTACGGTGACCCTACCTCGGCTCTGGAAAAAGCGGTGTATCAAGGGCTTCTGGCTAGACAAGTAGGCATCTCTGGAAGGGACGCTGACCTTTTGCGAAGATACTACATGCACGGTGGAAAAGATTTGAGCGTAGAAGAAAGAGACAGAGCCAGAATATTGCAAAGTGAAATATATTTGAAAAGTGGTAGGGCTTTGGACGAAGCCGCAAGTAGAGGAGATTTTGGTAGAAGGACAGTTCTCACAGAATTCATGCGCGGTGGAGGAATCAACTACTCGGAAGCCGTACAACAATATATGCAGGCTCAAGAAGTAGACCTAAAAACGGTCAACGTAGAATCAGACGACTTAGCTAATACTTCAAAGCAAGTGACAGATCTCAACGACACCGTTAAAAAAATACTTGAAGCTGTAGAAAGTCTCTCAGGTGTTGGTAAAAGTAGCTTTGGGGCTCCTGCCGGTGCTTTTGTATCAGGGCTATCTGATATACTGTCAAATGTCGTTGGGGGCGTTATAGGCCACATATTATACAGAAAAGGATTAAAAGGAATAACAGGAATATTCGGTAAGCTCAAGGGAGCCGGTGGGGCTGTCATAAAAAGCGCACGTCCTATCATCGGCTCTGGAGCAGGGATGACAGGCAGGCTTGGAGCTAGGGCTGTTCCTTACTTAGGGACAGCATTGTTAGCACATGATGCGTATCAAATAGGGAAAGGACTATATGATATAAAACAAGCTAACAACCAAACCAAAGAGGCAAAAATGAGAAGCCTTGAAAGTATGAACAGGATTATCATAAAAATGCAACAAAATCCGGGGATGAATTTGCCGTCCGGGAAAAACTTAGAAGATCTTATGCTCGAAAGGTCTCAGTTGGCGTCAGAATTATTAGCTGAAGATCCAACTCTTAAGAGCAAAAGACCAGATCTTTTTCAGTTAGGAATGGCTCCATCTTCAGTTCTTGAAAAAGCTAAAGCCCCTATGTTAGGATCAAACATAAACATTGATACAGCTATGAGAAAAAGCCAAAACGCCTCAGATCCTATGGCCTCTAAGTATCGTATGGCAGCAGAAGTAGGAATAATAAATCTAGCTAACAGTGCAAAGTTTGGAGAAATAAAAGACGTTAACACCTTAAAGAAAATGAAGGGTTACCTGTTGGAAGACGACAATATAACAGCATCAGAAGAAAAAGTTATAAAACTATTAGAAGAAAAAATAGATGAGCTTATTAAAGTCAACAGCAAAACAAATGACCTTATAGAGTCCGAATCGATAGATGAAAAAGAGCGGTTTTTGAGAATGAATGATACTGAACGGGCGAACTACTTGAAACTGAAAAGAGATTCTCAATTGTATGACGCTATAGAGGGCCTAAAAAATAGTCGCGATGATATTAAACGAATGTTCGGCTAATCAAATGTTCAGTTATACTTTTCTTTTATCTGAAGCTCTAACCCATTTACTACGTCATGCCATTCTTTGGGGTTATCTCTAAAGCTTTTTTCCTTATGATTGTTGTTTTTGTGTATTCTCCAATATAGTTCTTTTTTAGTCGTTCCAACTACTGAGCCATGTAAAATAGAGGCATAATTCAATATCTTTTTGTCGAAAGTGGTAACATTTTTTAGGTACTTTATGTAAGGGCCTATGACATCTCTACTATACACAACTATATGGTGCATTTGCATGTGTTGGCTCAGCCCTTTGGGAGCTAAATTAGTGAACCTGACTCCATACGGGTTTAAATTTTCGTCTGCTACGTAGTGATTGGTGTAGTATGTCTTAGCTCCGGTGGAAGTTATAATCTCTTTAGCTCGGGCGAATGCTCCCGGAACAACAACATCGTCGTCGTCAATATAACAGATATAAGGAGAAGTGGATTTCTCGTATCCCTCAATTCTTGCATTTCCGGAGCAATCGGCAGCAGGTATAACCAGTAAATTCACGTCTTCATTTTTCAAACTATCTAAGCAAGCTTGAAGGTATGGATTGTTTTCCCTAACTGACACGATAACGCCGATTTCAGGCATTAAAAAATAGACGTTTTACTGTGGAGGCCCTACTGGCTCATCGCCCCCTGTGCCCGGTTCAAGAGAAACGACGTTACACATGGAAAGCTGTTCGTATTCGTTTCCACCAGACCCACTTAACTCTATAGCAAAAACAGAATCAATTATAGGCTCTCGCAGCACGAAAGACATAGTTTTAGTTACTCCGGGAGTTAATTCTACTTGTTCTGTCCTGCTTCCTATAGAGTCTAAAACAGTCACATCTACAGAAAAAGAAGGGTCTGACCCGGTATAAGTTAAATCGAATTCAACCGCCACGGCCTGCTTAGACGTATAAGGGAAAGGACTTCCGGCATAAGCTAGATTAAAGATAAACGGTGTACCGCTTAAATTATATGTAAAACAATCTCCAGAATATGAAACAGTTGTATTAAGTTGGTTCCCGAGAGAGTTGGGTGTAAGAGGAGGGGTTTGTTCTTCTCCTACCTTGTTCGTAGTGTCATCAAAAAAATATAAACTTTCGCTTTCTAGCATCGCTTCTGAAACTAGTTTTCTAGATGGTCTGTTTCCGGGACTGTTAGAATAAACATGTCCATACGGATTAAGACCACCTAAAAGTGTGGTAGACATGTAAGGTCTCCCGCTTGATGGTGTTTCATACAAATAATATTTTTTTGTCATAGTTTAATCTTCTAGTTTTTCTCGTCTATATTTATATGAATTCTTCAAAAAAAGTGAAATCAAATCTACAGATGGTTTAGGCTACAATATTCCACCTCCGATAGGGGGCAACATTCCTCCACCGCCTCCACCTCCGGGTTCTCCGGGGTTCGAAACACCATCTCCCTCATCAGTCACAATTAAATTAAAGTTCAAGTTTAGCTCGGGCGAATGCTCCCGGAACAACAACATCGTCGTCGTCAATATAGCAGATATAAGGAGCAGTGGATTTCTCGTATCCCTCAATTCTTGCATTTCCTAAACAATCAGAGGCGGGAAGAACTATCAGGTTAATTTGTTCATCTTTCAAACTATCTAAACATGCTTGAAGATAAGGATTGTCTTTTCTAACCGATACAACAACATCTATCTCAACCAAGCTCATATCACTGTCAACGCATTCTTCCACCAGATCGGGATAATTTTTTTGGTCTGATTATACAAACCTTCAAAACATTCATCCAGTATGTATACAACTCCCCAATCATCTTTGGACCTAACCACTCGTCCACATGCCTGTATTACTCCAGTTATAGTTTGTCGGTTGTACCATTGCTTTGACAACTCCATTCTCTTTTTAACCCACATATCTCCTAGAAACGGGTAAGGCATCTTCACGATAATTCCAAATCGACCTTTGTCATTGATCAGGTCAAGCCCTTCAGTAACAGACGGTGATATTAGCAAGGTGGGCTGCTTTTCTGATAACTGGATAAACTCTTCGATGGCATCATCTCTAGTAATGTCATACATGGGATTGTGGTGAATTATTTTATGATCAGTTTTAATATTATCTAGCAACCATTGGGATATCTGAAAAGACCCGGTATGTATTACTCCAGATTCGTCTTTGTGATATTTGCAGATATGATTAATTTTTTTAATCATTTGCTGTCTACCGAAGGATCTTTCAGGTGTATTCCATCCATAGTTCATCTTAGCTGTGGGTGCATAAATCACCTGTCTGTTTTCTACAGGAAATTCCGAATCAATGGAAATCATGGCGGCTTCTCTTGGATCTATCCCAAGGTCAGAGCAGAAGCCCTCTTTATCCAATATGGTAGATGACATATAGAGAAATCTATCCGCTTTAGGTAAAATAATGCTTTTGAAATTGTTTTTTCCATACAAATGCTTAAATATGAACCCACTTTTTTCACATACAAGAACGTAATTATTTTCCAATGTCGCCAAAGGTGTATCTATTAGCTTCATCACCTGTATTAAGTGATCAGCAGTACTGAAAGCGGTTTTAACAATTTGAACTTCTTCTTTTGTCAAACTACCTCTGTTCTTTTCCTCGATTTCAGCTACCTGCTTCTTAAGTTTGCTCAAGAACGACTCCAATGACGGAACGTATTTCTTTTGTATCCAATCTATCGCTTCTTTCATGCTACGTGGTGATGGCACCCTGCCCGCATTATAGCGCTTGGCTTTCTGTTCTGAAAAAGTTACAGCACTAAAATTGATCAAATTTGATTCTAATGTGTGTGCTTCATCAAAAACCATCAGGTCTCTTTTCGGTATGGCCAGACTTGCATAAGAGAAATAAGATAGCGCCAAATTGTAATTCATTACCACATTAGGAGACGCCAATGCTACATCCCTAGCCAATTTGGCAGGGCAATCAGAACATTCAGGACTTATATCGCTACCGACATCACACGTAGTATTCTTTTGCTCACATGTGTAGTTTCCCTTCCCATAAAACGAAGCCAACAAGCTCCGATTGAAAGAAGTTTCATACTGGCGCTGCAACGTCTTTTGAGGAGTTAAAATAAATGAATTGCCCATACCTCCAGATACATATGCGCTATAAGCCAATGCCAAAGGAGATTTACCTCCACCAACAGGGACTTCTATTAGTACGTGTTTGATAGCCGGATCTAATCCATTTATCCAGTCCATAACAGCAATTTGGCTGCGTCTTGGCTCATATTCAGGAAGGACTCTATTCCAGCTATCAAACATATTGTTGTCTACTGGTGCTTTTATCTGTGAGCTTACTTCCTCAATTTTGACATTTATCATTTAAAGGCCTCTTTTTTATCATAAAAATTAAACATCCCATCGCTTTTTCGAATAAGAGAACCAGAAACTGGTTCTGAAATCCCCGTCTATTATAAGAGATTTCCTTTTCCGAGTCAAAACCGATTTTTTTTAAGAATGATGATGAAGAACACTCCGCTGACGCTCCGTGTTCTTCATCATCAATCATGTTTTGTCTGTTTGTTTAGGTGGCTTAGGTGATAAAGTTTTTCAGGTTAAGGTTGTTTAGGTTAAAACCGAAAGGTTTTATAAAACTCCCCCCCCCATTTTTTAACACATTATAAGTGTACGGATAATTTCCCGATCCAAACCGTGCTGAAGTGATCTACCGCTTTTACAGCAAAAAGCGAACATTGGAACACGCCAATGCCGATCTGTAGTCACAGAAACGTAAACGTTTCTTACTACCCTAACAGGAAGAACGTCCTGCCAGCGTTTTAGTGGGTCAAGTATTCATTGTCCGTGTGCCTGTCTCGAAAGCCATTTGAATCAATGATACCCCCACACAGACCTTTGAAGCTTAATAATGCAAGAAGTCCAGTTCTAACTTCTTGCGCTTCGTCCGTCGTTGGCTAAAAAGCCTCAGAGCAGCCTGTTCGAGATATGCAAATTGTAAACAAACAATTCTCTCCGTGTTGAGAGTAATTATTTGTGAGAGCTATTTATATACTCTTAATGGGAGTGTGTCAAGGAGTTTTATGCGATTCTTGAACGTTTCAACGCCTGACCGCTTGTGAAAGCAGTTTTAACCATTGAAAGCTCTTTAAGTGTTAAAAAGCCATAATCTTTTGTTGGCGTTTTCCACTTTTTCCTATCCCCTAGGACTTGTGATGCGTAATAGTACATCATTCGAGCGATTATTCTTGCTCGTAAAAACCTGAAAATTGTGCCAAGGTGGCTTTTTTGGATTTTATCAGCAGATGAGCCGACTTCTTCACTGTTCTTAGCGTCTTCCAGTTTGCTTTGGTAAAACTTGTATGCTTTTATGTACGTTGAGTCTCCAGTTTCTTGAGATGCTCTTTGTAATGCTTTCACCAGAAGATCTTCGGCCATCCGCTTGATCTCGTTGTTTGAAAACTGGTCCATTTTTTGAATAAGCTCTTTGGCATTTTGCTCCAAGGATTTCAAGTTTCTACTAACGTTTGATGGGTGTTCTATTGTTCCTTTCTTTAGATTTTCTAACTGGTCTCGGAATCTAGAGACCGCTTCAAATATGGCCTCTTTATTGAGAGTCAACATATTTTTGGCAGGAGTCTTAGTAGCCCACCCTAGAGCAATAAGTTCTTCTGCCGCTTGTTTTGGATTATATGAAATGGGCGCATATTCTAGGTCTTTTGCACCATAATTTTCTGGATTTATTACGGTGTCCCAAGCAGCACTTCTACCTTTTTTCTTTGCTATGTTTGCCAAGAAAAGTAAAACATTCGGGGTAACTTCTTTAAGAGTCGCTTTAACCGATTCTTTTTCTCTGTCGTCCACTCCAACCATTCCGGCAAATTTGCCTAATGTCTGATAATACATCATTTTAGCTGTGTTGAAGTTGTCCGAAACCTCTTTCGGAGTTTTGAATTTTGATCTTATGACATTTGAAAATTTTAACAGTCTGGCTGTAGCGTCTTTATCAATGGTAGATTTTTCTGGGTCTTTCCAATCGAGCGTAGCAAATTTTGCATGGTTCAACGCTTCCCCAATTGCTTGTATAGCATCGAGACTCATATCTCCAAGCCTGATATCTTTTTCATCACTAAAGGCTCTTGCTATATTAGCCTCTCTACCTAAATTTGAACTTGCCAAAGATCTGGTAACTTCTTTTTTTGCACCGGCAGCTACCGCTAATGCGGATTTTTTGCTTTTTATGGTAAGAACAAAACGCATGATGTCACTTATAGATAGATCATAACCGCTTTTGTTTTTTGCAAGATAGTCAAAAAAAGCTTTTATTTGATTGAAATCGCGCTCATCGATTTCCAGCATGTTGGTCGTTGCTTCCAGAATAAGCAATATGTTCATAAGTTTATGTTATCACTTCTTGAACATTATTTATAGATAGTATAAGAATTTTTTGCGCATTGGTATATCCAATAAGCATCGTTGAGGTCTACTATAGGTGTCGGTACTGAAGACATTTCCGCAATATCGCTGTAATGTTCGTCAATAAATCCTTTCCAAACATCATTAGACTGAAAATCTTTAATGGCTTCTAACATTTCCGGTTTTTTGAACTTTCCACCCGGAACGCCTTTTTTGTTGAGGTACTTTACGACAGGCTTCAATGGTTTAAGAGACGGGTCTCTACCCATATTTTTTACATCTACGGGCTCGTAGACAAGCTTGGCTGTGTCGTTTTTTAATTTCGATGGAGGAATTATCGTCAGACTGAATCCTAAATCCATAATCTTAGTTCGTAAAAGGGTTGATAGAGTTACCAAATCTATCAAGTTACCAGCCGCTGAATTATAACTGTAACCTTCAACAAACACATGTGTTTGTTTTCTCTTGTCGATTTCCGAGCAGATGGTATCAATAATGGTGTCTGAAATGGTTCTATAGTACGCCAGCTTTTCTACTTCTTGAGATGAAAACTCTTTCATTTTGTTGTATGGTGGGTACGTTTCTATTCTAGAGAACGGGTAGTCATCTACTTTTTTGAACCACTTTTTTAACCCGTTCTTTTTTGATAGCGTTATAGATTCGTTACTAACAACGACCATTCGCTCTCCGTTGACACATATTCCGGTACAACTTGTAGAAGGGTCTATGGCGATTATGTTGGTTTTCATTTTAGTATACTGGAGGGAGTTTCAGTTTAGTCTTTTTGGTTTTTTCCATTTCGGAATTTATACGTTCTTGTATAAAATCATAGATGACTTTTCTTTCTTGGTAAGTTCTATCTAATACGTCTTCGTATTGTATTCCGCCGCGCATGAAGTAAGATAAGTAGACCGCGTGCTTCAATAGATTCTCCATTCCTATAGTTAAAGAGTTGCTATATCTGACAATAGCTTCTTGATTTCCTGACATTAGGAGATTAAAAAAAAATACAATGGGTTTATGTGAGACATGTCGAGCTTTTTCGTTTTCCCGCACGAAGCACATTGTAAGTTGTATTCAAAGTCTATGCCCCAATCAAATATTTTTTCCATTCTATCTAATATTTCAGTTCTTTCTTTAGTGGACAAAGAGTTCACAAACTCTTCTATCATTTTCTGATCTGTTACGTTGTCAACCCTTTTGATTCTTCTTGATATATTGATGTTCGCAAACTCAACAATATAGTCGAAATATTTTTCTTCTCCCATAACATCCGGGCGGTCTTTTAGTCTTAAATTGCTAATCTCTTTGTACGCTTCAAAAGTTATTGGCTGTACTTCTATTTCAAATCCATTGAATTCAAAAACTTTTTGTTCTTCAAACAGGCTTTCATCAATCTCTTTAGCCGACGTTAGAAAATGTGAAAGAGGTATCCTAAATTCACAGAGCTTACTGTTTTCTCCTAGATTGTTAATATTGTCTAGAACAGGATCAAATTCTCTTTCTGGTTCCTCTTCTTCCCCTTCTTCATCTTTTTTGTTTTCTGCGTTTAGTTTGTTTATGAAGTCCGAAGCGTCATCCAATTCGTTTCTCTGACTATCAACTCGTTCGGTTTCTTCAAATTCAGATTCAGCCGCCTCTTTTATGATTTCCGCTTTGTTGACTAAATGTTCTATTTTCATGCAAACATCTTTATAGATGAAATCTTCACCATGAGTTTGCTTTTTAATTGCGGTTAAAAGGTAGTCTATGTCGGTAGGACAAAGCATGTTTGGTTCTAATACTTCCGGCACACAATACGCTATTGTTTCAGAAACGGCGGACCCTTGAAAGATCGAGTCTAGCGATTTCATTTTTAGCTCTTCTCGAAGCCTCATCGGGTAAACTACCACCTCACCATCTACTACGTTCTCGGCCAAAACGCCCGGTGGGTATATTATCCCCCTAGACGGTAACCTATAAGTTACTCCGGGTAACGCCCTTTTACGCTTTTCTAGAAGAGGGTTTACAGTTATTTCATTCATTGATTAAACCACCATAATTGGTACAGCCTATTTCCAGCTTATTTATAGCTTATTTTTTAGGGTGAAAGTTGAAAACACGGTAGACGAAGATAAATATAAAAACCATACAAAGCCTCATAATAGAATGAAAAAATTTTCTTCTGGAATTATCACCTTAAAAGGGTTTAAAGAAGATGAACTGCTCAACCCTGACAGCGCAGGTGGGCCGTCGGTGGGTGAAGTTGTGTTCAAGGCACAACCTTCTATGCGGGAGTCTGGGAATGCTATATACAACGAAATTGCCACAAACATCCGAGCGGCTGCAAGTCTTTTGATATACCAAGGATCTCCGGCTAGAACATTCAGTATAGATGGAGTGTTCATTTCTAGAACGAAGGCAGAAGGAGAAGAAAATTTAAGGTATGTAAAACTGTTGAAGTCTTGGAGACTTCCAGAAAAAGAAGGCACCGGGTTTCAGGGAGTAGAGGCGCCAGCGCGTCTTAGACTGAGCGGATTAAATCAACTTTACAATATACCAGTAAGAATGATTGATCTTAGCATCTCTTATAACAACGACATTGACTATATCAAACTGGATAGCGGGGTAAATGTCCCCATCGTATGGGAGGTTTCAATCACTCTAAAAGAATCTAGGTCGATCAGAGATCTGGAACAATTTAATATTGAAAAGTTTAGGAACGGGACGCTGAACTATGACTGGTAAAAGTAAACCAAACACAAGATTTAAACTATTTGAAAACAAATCGTCTTTAGCAAAAAGATATTCTAGAATGCTAAACGGTGGGAATACTGAGTTGAAAGGGGACAAGCTCGGATGGTGGGAGAGAATATCTCTACCAAAAGACACCTACACAGACATAACGTTTGTCATAACTAAACAGTACGAACACAGACCTGACCTAGTATCATTCAGGTACTATTCTACCACTAGACTGACTTGGCTGATACTCCAATACAATAATATCGTTGATATCGAAGAAGAATTTGTTGCGGGCAAGACGCTGATAATACCAGCAAGAAGTCGTGTGTTTTCAAAAATATTGAATAACAACCCGATAAAAGAGCCTATAAATGAGTGACCCTAAAAACAGATTAGAAAAATACTCAACATATTCCACGACTTTTATCCTGTCTGCGTGGAAAAACACTAGCGATGCCGAAAACGAAGGGAACGCTCCGGCGTTGAACGATGGACCAGAAGGGAAACGTTTGCCCGGTAACGGCATTCTTGTGCTGAACGACCATATAGGCGAAAACATGAAACGGTTTTTGGGATCATCGTTAGACTATGAATTTTCTTGGGCAGGGGATTATGTCAATGAAACTGTATCGACGGGAACTTTTTCTTTGATAGACGTTTCTGGTACAGATTTTTTAGGTTTTTTGAACAATGACGTTGTTTCAGTTCTTGGAACTTCATTAGCTAACTTGACGTTTAGACTAGATATATATTTTCACACGTCCGCCTCAGAAGACAGTGAAGACCAGCTTATAAAAATAGAACCTTTGATCTTTAATGTTCAAGATATAAAATACAAATTCGATGTCAGTTCAAATCATTACTTCTTAAATTTCACAAGCTGTTATAACACTTCTGCAAAATCTTCCAGAATTAGCCAAGTTTATTCAATGACCATCACACATAAAGATGGAAATTTGCATGAGGAAAGCCCAAAACCAGAAGAGTCTGGTGGGAACATAGTCCCAAGAAGTGAAGAAGACAGAAAAAAGACCTCTCCAAGAGAACGTAGACTAGAAAAAAGTAAGCCGATGAAGACATTAAAGGAAGCATTTGAGGCTTTGGCGGTTGAGCTAAATGCTAAAACCAAGATACACAAAAACCAGTTACAGGATTGGCTCGCGATTATAAGAGACGATCACACTCCAAAACTGAAAAAGCCTGTAGAACAAAAAAAAGAGATTAATATTCGCTATGATATAAAACTTGATCCGGTGTATGAAGATTATATTATCGACAACAGAAATCTTCCTTTTGAGCAGCCAGAGTTAGATGGCGATTCATCTGGAATCAGGTCTATCCCTACAGTCAGAGGAGAATATATTAACACGGTAATAAACAGAATAATGAGTCTTTCGCGGAGGGTCGGTTTAGACGCTAAAGATGGATATAGTTACAAAGTGTGTCCAGTATGGAGAAGAGAGGAAGACAATATTCTATGTGATATTGTCATAAAGAGGTTCGAGATACCAATAAATTCTATGAACGGTAAAGACACCGGGCCGGGAGAAAGCGCAATAGATCCTTTAACGTTTTATTATAAAGCCGAACAAAATCATGACATAGAGGCGTTCTTTGGTAGATCTTCTATAGATAATGCTTTTGAAACGGTTGAGGATATCATCGACGAGATTCCGGGAAGGCTTTCTTATGGGTCAGACCGGGAAGAAATATCAGCAGAACGGGCACCAAATAAAGATTTCTTTAAAACCGGTTACAGTGGACTTAGATCCAAACTGGTAAACAGTAAATGTATAGGCGTAGAATATCCGTCTGATATGGCTACGCTTATGGGAACGCAAACTAAAGTTCTCCAACTTCAAACGTCTCCCATGATAATAAATATCATTGGCAATCCTGATCTTTTTAGTGACACGGTTAGAAAACCCACGGAGGTGGTTAACGGCTCCCACCCAAAAGCGGTATATTACCGGAAGCCGGAAGTTTTCCCTTGGTATGCAAAATTGCAGGTTTTTTTAGAAACTGAATATGAAGAAGATGGAGGTCCGACGCCAAGCATGTTTTATCAACAGCAGTGGATGCATATTATAAAAGTACGCACATCCATCGAGGGTAGCGAGTTTAGTCAGACCATAACATTAGTAAAAATGGACGATATTATATAAAATGCTGAAAGAACAAGAACTATTACGGATTATCAAAGAAAAATTAGCTATCGACGTGGATTCTTCTGCGTCTTCTACAGCAGGAATAACGGTCGGTGTTGTTGTTGATACGGACGACCCGTTACAATGTGGAAGACTACGAGTCTTTTGTCCAAACTTAAACGACGATCCTAAAAAGCTTCAACATCTACCGTGGGCGTCCTATGTTAGTCCTTACGGTGGAACGATTTCAAATTCACAATTTTCTAGAGGGTCTGGCAAAGGTCCAGAAAAAAGTGATGGAGCGACCTCTTATGGCTTTTGGGCCATCCCTGAACAGGGGGCCACTGTGTTAGTTACTTGTATAGATGGAGATGAGCGAAGAAGGGTTTGGTTAGGGTGTCTATATGCGCCAAGAGAAACCCACACGTTGTTTCACGGACGATATGAATGGCAGGACGGGGGTTCGGTTGATGGGCCATTAACATCTTCCAAGAGTCCTATAGAACCTTTACATACTAACGCATCTAAAGCGTTTGACAACAAAAAAGATTCTCCTGAATGGAAAACCCGGCAAGCCGAATACCAAGCGACAGCAAATACAGATCATGAAAATCCCGATTTAATCGACCAACAAAATCCTGAAATAAGTGAACTTGAACAACATGAATGGGTAAAGCCCATACTTGGCTCGCACGGGTATGACTGGACCAGAAACAAGGCACTTGGAGAATTTCTGGCTTCCATGGTGTCTGGATTTAGCACGCCGGGACTGCATGCCTTTACTTTAGATGACCGGCCATTTAACAATAGAATCCGATTGAGAAGTTCGACTGGCCATCAAATTATATTAGACGACACTAATGAACGAATATATGTTTCTACTAACGAAGGCAACTCTTGGATTGAAATGGATAGCAACGGAAATATCGATGTATATGCTGCCAGAAGACTAAGCGCGCACGCTCAAGAAGATATCAATCTATCTACCGAAGGGTCCATCAGACTGAAAGGAAAGAAAGGAATTTTTATGTACGCCGGAGACACGGAAGGACAGACTCCCCTTGAGGACGGTAAACCCGAGGATGGGGAAATACGACTACACTCCACATCAGATACACACATAGTAAGTGAGAAGAGTATAAGAACTTTGACATATGAAGACAAAATAGATGAGATTGCTGGAAAACTTTGCCAATCTGTCGGAGACCGAATGTATTTGCAGGTAGAATCCGGTATTGATACTATAGTCAACGACGGAGATTACAATATCTCTGTAAATGGTAGCTTCAATCTGAATGCGTCTGAGGATGTCTCGCTATTTGCCGGAAACGACAGTACTATTCAGTCAAAGAACGACACAACCGTTTTTTCTTATTCTGGAAAAATGGATATAGGATCTCAATTGGACATGGTGTTGAGGTCGTATAAGGGAAATATAGGCTTAGAATCTATAGAAAATGACATAAATTTTATCTCTAATCAAGAAGCCAACCAAATTATGATGACCGAGGAAAAGATATCTGTTGCAGCAAAAGACAAGCTTTATCTTCAAGCCGGAGATGATATATACTTCAAAATAGGAGTAGACGGAAACTCTGTAGAAAAGTCTACTACAATAGATGAAATTGAAGAAAGTTTTTCACAGATTGAGACAAACGTAAACGATTTCATGAATGTGACCCATCAGGCCCTCGATACGATGATATCGAGTTGGGGAGGCTCTCTCGGAAGCATAACACTACCCACACCCAACTTTCCTACCCCGCCTTCACTCTTGTTGACACCGGTGGAGATTGTTAGAGCTTCGAGTAGTTTGTTCACTTTAGCAAATATTGATGATTTTAATCCCATACCAGATTCTTTGTTTTATCTCATTAATTCCGATTTTGCTGGATGGACTATTTCTAGCGTAAGTGATTGGTTTAGCCAGTCTACTTCTTTACTAAGCGGAGGTCTTGGAACGATTGGATTGTTGAGCGCTCTTGGAAATCCTCAAATTAACAGTGCCATAGGACTACTTCAAAACGCGGCCACTGTCATAGCAACTGCTTTGACGCAATTGGTTGATCCTAATCTTTTAAATAATGCCACGTATATAAATGATTACACTTCTGGAATCTCTAGTATGATAGCGGCATCAACTTCACTTAACCAGAGCGTTGCCACGTATAACCAAACCAACGGCACGAGTTTTGAAGATCTGTCAGCATTAACAAATTCGCTGGTTGATCACAATAGGTCTATTTCAGATATCAATACATTCATACAATCGGATACGGCATCAGTTCAGGGGGCAGACTTTTCAGGCTTGCAAGATGTATCCGATTTTATGACAGACTTTGATACTCAACTGTCTCAGATAGGAGGCCCATAATGGCTAATAGCTGGTCAAAAAACGAAGCCGTAGTAAAAGACTTTGAAAACTTTGCCCCGGAGTTCGAGGCAGTTCAACCGCCGCTGGCAGAAAAATCGTGTTTATCTTTGGCCGAAATATCACCTTGGCCTAATAGAGTTCCAGATCACGAGCCTTGGCCTAGAGTAATGAAACAAGATTCCGGAGATCCCGTCAATGAGAAGAATGATGGGTATAAAAACAATGTTGACTGGATAGATCAATATGATAACGAAACATCACCGGAGGGGATAGAGCCAATAGGAGTAATAGAAGGCGATCATGAAAATGACAGAGGGCCTTTGTGGAGAAGATGATTCTGAATAAATATATTAACATTATAGACATTTTTAACTGATGGCTTTTTATAGAGGTATAAGTCTTAGAAACTATGAAATAAATAAAAGCTACGTATTAAAAGACGTTGAGCTAGTTAAACAAGACATACTGAACAATATTTTCACGGAAAAACTAACAAGAATAATGATGCCAAAATATGGCACGTCTATCAATCGACTCTTGTTCAGGCCGATGGACTTTGAAACCCTCTCGTTGCTGGAAGAAGAAATTCTAACAGTTTTACAGAATGACCCGAGAGTAGAGGTATTGGATTTTGAGGTAGAACCACAATTCTCAGAAAAAGCCGTTTACGTTAGAGCAAAACTTCTATACGTTGAGATAAATTACAACGATACACTAGAGATAAGGCTGGAATTTGATGGATAATAGACTACAAAACATTGCTGAAAATTGGGAAAGAGCATACGACTCGTTCCAGCAGGTTAATTTCAAGGCATGGGACTACGACACCATCAAACAGTCCATGTTAGATTATTTAAAGCTGTATTATCCAGAAGACTTTAATGATTACATAGAGTCTTCTGAGATGGTTGCCATTATAGAGTTATTTGCGTATCTTGGCGAGCTTCTAGCATATCGTATAGATCTCAACACTCACGAAAATTTTCTTACCACTGCGGAAAGAAAAGACTCGGTTCTAAGATTGGCTCGATTCCTTTCTTATAATGCTACAAGAAATATTCCGGCTAGAGGACTGGTTAAGATAACATCAGTTTCCACAAACGAGCCTCTTGTTGACAAGAATGGAAACAATATAGGAAACAAGAAAATCGTATGGGGAGATCCAAACAACGAAAATTGGAAAGAAGAGTTTTTGTTGGTAATGCAGCGAGTTCTTTTACAAAAATTTGGAACCGTCTTACCATCAGATAGAATACAAGTACAAAACATACTTTTCGAGTTGTATGGACTAAAGCACCAGCCCTTGTCTGGCGAAACTATAAGATACAGCGTCTCTATAAATGGAGAGACCTATCCTATGGAATTGGTTAGCGCCGAATTAAACGAGTTTGGTCCGATAGAAAAAAGGCCAGAGCGTAAACAACAAATGAACATTCTTTACCTTTCCGACGGTTTGGGAGATTCATCTGACAATACCGGCTTTTTCTTTTTAACGAAACAGGGCGAGTTGCATAGGGAGACTTACACATTCGATGGTATTATACCGAACCAGACAGTAAAACTCTCTAGAACAGGAATAAACAATATAGATGTTTGGTTAAATAATATCGACCCTGAAACTAATGAAATTTTAAGTGGTGGGGAACGATATAACGAACCTAGAATAGGAGAATGGCAAAGCGTTGATTTAGGGAACGCTCAAAATGTCCTGTATAACACGCTCCCGACTAGAAACAAGTATGAGATAGAGACTTTGGATAATGATGGAGTGAGGCTCATATTCGGTGACGGAAATTTTTCTAACATTCCATCAGGACGGTTTGACGTTTGGTATAGAACGTCCTCAAACGCGGATAAAGAACTAGTTATTCCTAGAAACAGTATACAAAATAAGACTGCTAGTTTGACGTATACCGACGAATCCGGATTGTTAAGAACGTTGACATTCACGTTCAGTCTTTTATCGCCTATACAAAATTCAGCACCAAGTGAATCTATTGAAAGGATAAGAGATATCGCACCCTCTGTCTATTTTACACAAGACAGAATGGTCACTGGACGGGACTATAATGAATTCCTTCTTCAAGACAACACAATTCTAAAAGTTCGATCTATTAACAGAACTTTTTCCGGGGATTCAAAATACATAGGATGGCATGATCCAAAAGAATACTATGAAAATGTAAAGCTTTTTGGGGACGATCTAGTATTGTATTTCAATGACGAAGACAAGAGCTTCAACATTTTACCAGAACAGCTTCCTCCAAGAGATGGTGGACTAAACGTATCGCTGATAACAGCCCTTTTAAAGAATCACATAGAGCCTGTGTTAAGGAGACAAGACTTTTATAACTCACTAGTTTTGAAAGGGTTAAAGCCGGAATACGCCAGATACGAATTTGACTCGTCAGAATTCAACGATTTAGTAGGAAAAATCAATTCCATAATAACATCTGCCCCAAACACTTTGTATCTCACATACAACATACAGGCCAACCAAGCTGACAATTTTTGGGACTCTAGTCTAGATCCGGGGACAGGTGATTGGGACATCTCAATAACCTCTCAAGCGGACAATAGTTGGATTATAGTTTTCAAAACCAGAGAACTTTATGCTCACAGCGACGAGATTCGTTTTAATTTGAGCAATTATGAAGAAAAAGTGTTGACATATGACACAATGAATTCCAAGAAAGACAACATTGTGGTGTTAAAGGCCAATGTTGGGTCAAATGGGTCGGTGCTTGACGAAAATAAACATTTCGTAATAAGTAACGGAGTGTCTTTAGATACGGGCCTGCTTAAAGGGACTTGTGATTTTCATACGCTCTCAATACTTCCATCAGATGAAGACAACAACGGTTTTCCAGACGGAATCGACTTGTCTTATCTTATTGGAACAAACGATTATGTGTATTTTAATAGAAAAGATTTAGACTCTCCTTGGGAATATGTGCCATACTCTGAAGAAGTTTTAAACGCATATAACAATGATACTGAGAACCTATGGAAGAGGCTTAGAGGAGTTGAGAAAATCAACTTTTTGTGGATGCATCGAACTCCACGTTACCACCTTATAGACCCGGCGGCTTCCAACATAATAGACACTTTTATTATAACACGTGGCTATTATTCAAGAGTGAAGCTGTGGTTAAACGGACAATTAGATGAAGAGCCGAAAACTCCAACCCCGTTTGAGCTTAAATCATCGTATTCATACTTGATAGAGAACAAGATGATATCAGACACCATGATTCTACATCCCGGAAAAATAAAGCCTATCATAGGTTCAAAGGCTCCGAGAGAATTACAGGGGACTATAAAGGTTGTGAAATCTTCAACTTCGGTCATAAGTGACAATAGGCTAAAAAGCCAAATTGTTGATGTCGTCAACAAATTTTTTAATATAAATCTATGGAACTTCGGCCAACCTTTCTTTTTCACTGAGCTATCTACTGCTATCCATAACAACCTTTCACATGCGATAGAATCAGTAGTGTTAGTCCCAAAACACCCGGACTCGTATTTTGGCGATCTTCACCAAATAATACCACATGAAGACGAAATACTACAGGCCAGCATAAGTGTAGACGACATAGAGATCGTACAAAATCTAGACTCTAGAACTCTCGTACAACGTCTTTGAACGAAAACCCTCTAATTGGCTCCGGTATAAATAGATAAAGCCAAAACTCAAATTAGAGAATGTCTGAAAAAGGATTGATGGATTATTCCAAAGGAGAAGTTATAGACACTTCTTCACTTATGCCTGAATATTTAAGAAGTAGGCTATGGGAAGGTATATCTAAAAACCTTTTCAATCGCTTCTTGACGAAAAAGAAATTTGAAGAAGTTTTCGGGTATATCGGTCAAACTAGCCCAACTTTATCAAACAGGATAGAAGAAGAAAACGACTACTTGCAAAAAAATCAAATTCAAGAAGTTATTAACGTTGGTGACACGTTTTTAACTTTCCAAAAGTTTTTAGAGGCAATGGAAGACAGCGGGGTAGATCTAGAATCTTTTTCAGAATGGGGTAAAGTGTTGCAGTTTAATTTTGCTCCGCCTATATCTATCGATAAGTTGATAAATTATCAAAATTATTATTGGACAGATCAAACAACTTCTCCAAACTATATTGTTATCAAAAACCAAAAATCGAGAGCCGAGGCTTCATACGAAGAATTGAAAAAAACCACCTTTTCCGGAGTGCAGGAAAGAAAAAGCGGGACTCTAATATCGTCCGAGCCTGATGGTTTTTTCATAGTTTATGATTCTACCCAGAACACATACACCTCTGTCGTAAAGGACGGAGGGAGCCTAGTTAATATTGAAACCGGATCTGTTACATCAATTGGATCTACTCACGAATATGTTAGGCTAGATTTTGACATGTCACTTTCTGGCCCTAATACGTTAGAAGTTTCTGGTCAGTTTTTCCAAACTTTACAGGAAGGAGCCATATTGAGCTTATATTTCTCTATTGGTTCTTTTCAAGAACTCGTAGAGGTTGAATCGGTATCGTATGATGATGTCAACGATAAAACTCATATAAAGCTTAGAAACTCTCCGGCCTATGTGTATGGAGGTAAAGTCTCTTTACATCCTTTAGTATACTCGGCCTTTTGGGAGAATTACTATTTCCAAGACCCCAAAAGAGTTAAAGACGTTCCATACATAAAGGTATATGACATAGGGCTTCCTGTTTGGTGTAATAGAAGATTGGTCGGGTCTTCTACGAACGGAACTGTTGCATCGACTGGATCTAATGAAATAACTCAACCCCACGATCCGGTGTTCGACACTATGGACCCGAGTGTCACTTACGGTATTAGAATATTGTCTGGCCCAAACAGAGGTGACTATAGAATCCAAAGCTTCGCGCACACTCCCGGTCTTGAAAGTTCGTTCATTGTAGAAGGGGCCGAATTCTTTCAAGATTATCAAATATCTTTTGAAATCTATGTAGTCAATGACCTAGATTCACAATTTCCTGTCCCGCAGGAATATGATTTCTATCATGACAAGACGCAAGACGTACTACTACAAAGAGAGTCTGGTGTCTGGGTTCCAAAAATATACGGCTTTTCCCTGTTGAAAGAAGAAAAACTTTCGACTTTTGTTCCAGACACAAATGATTGGATAGAAAGCAATAAATGGGTTCATAAAAACCAAATAAACAATTTTTCCGGCAAGCGTCAAGCTCTACAGCCTATCATAGAATATGAAGACTATGTGGAATTATCAGAATTTTCTAAATTCACATACAGATGGGCATACCGAGCAACGTCTTCTGAAGGCTATATAGAAACAGACGTTGAGCCGTCTTTATTAGAAATCCAACCAATCCAGATACCGAACGACAATTCTAGGCCGGTGTTTCTAAATTCGGGGAACAAGATAGTTATCCCAGAAAAATTTGGCAACCTAACACCATATTTAAAGCCGGGTGACAAGATAAACCTTGTTGGATTTACAAACAATGACGGACAATATACGATAGAAGATATAGAATTCGTCGAATATGAACAGGGCTCTAGGTGGAATACTGTTATAACAATAGCGAGCCTGTTTTTGGCGGTGGGAGATGAGTCCTCTTTTATCTATGAAGCTGATGGTGGTGGAACGATATATCCACATTTGACCGCGTTAGGAGATATTTACGATCCAGCGGCGAACCATTGGGCTTTTTTAGGGATAGGGAATATAACACCAACAAGCGTTGAACCTGAAATAAACCCGATGCTTCTGGGACCGTCGGTGTCTCAAGGGATTTCTGTCAGTGACCTTAATCATCAATATTTGACAAAAATTGGATTATATTGGCAAGAGTTTAATCCCCTTGCTTCGTATAGTGGTGCCAAAATAGAACTGGACTCTTCCCTTCATGATTTGTGTCTAGCGGAAGACTGGCAAGAGGGAGACATCAGGGTATACATAGATGGTCGGCGCATGTATGGAAAATTTTATGAGCTTCGATCAAACGGTTATATCTCTGGAATAATTTTCGATAACGACATCACGATAGATGAAGAAACTGTTGTACGAATAGAATTAGGCGAATATTGGAGCGACGATATAGGCAGAAGAGCCGTCACTGTAATAGACCCGTATGGTAATACTGACACGTATAACCTGAGCAGGTACAAAAAGATTGAACAAACTCTATCCGGTGTTAACGAGTACCCGTTTTTCAAATTATATGACATCCATGGCAATCAGCTTGACGACTGTAACCCGATTTTTTGGTTCAAAGAAAACGGGGATTTTACACTAAATACGATTCTTAATAGAAGAATAGAATATAACAGAAATCCAAAAGATCTTGTTTTTGAACACGGCCTAGTCGATGAGAATGACAAACTCATATGCTATTTAGACCTTAGAGACTCCACTATTAAATCGATATGGAGACGGGGGAACAATTACGAGCAATCGGTTCCCAAAAAAGTGGGAGACTATTGGGACATTCCAAATAATTGGAAATTCAATATAGCACATGATCTTAGAAAGTCTTTGAGCTTGTCTGAAGTTTTTAGGCATTTCAAAACTATTACAATGTCGCAACAGTCCAAGAAGTATTCGGCAGAATTACCATCTGAAGACTTTTTCCATGCGGTAAAAAATCCAAACATGGGAGTGGGTGGTACTATAAAAGAACACAATGGAAGGCTTGATCTTCTGGCCTCGGCCATACTCTCCAAAAATACTAGTGTTCCGAAAGCGATAGAATTTGTGGCCGAAGCATACGATAATATTGTATATGATATTATTATTGCATATCTGAAAAATCTTCCATCATTTATTGACTCTTCAATCGATGAGGTCTTTGAAGACCTGAAAGAAAAGATTGAAAGCGATGTGAGGCTAGATAGAATATTTGGAGATTCTTTTAGCTCCGTAGGCGATGTGGGGATAAAAAATTGGGTGTCTACCTCAGCTATGTTGAGGATGACAGACCCGTCGGTCCCTCAAGTGTTTAAGGATGTAGACGGAGCATGGACCATAAAACGGCATGATGGGACATATTCAAGAATTGTTATAACACCGACACATAAAGCTAACTTTTATGCTTTGTTGACTCAAAACACCCAACGGGTTTCTTCAACAGCAGACAGCTTCCCAAGTCCTTCTAACTACAATGAAGGAGATTATTTGATAAGGGGTGTGATAGAAACAAAAGATATCTATCTTTACAGATTGCAATCAGGTGTCTGGGTTGAAATAGATGTTGTGGAAAAGCTGGCAAAGGCATTGTACCTTATAGAGAAAAACTTGTATGATGCCGCGATATTGAATCAGCCTTTGAAGTATTTTTACGATCTCAACAAAACAACATCAAACCCGAAGTTTGCAAAAAAAGAAAGAGATGAATTCTTTTCAAGAGTGGGGGAAGGGACTTTAACAAATGCCGATTTTGACCCGACTAACCCATTCACGTGGAATTATGGATTCACCGACATTCAATCTCATCCGCTCACTGGAGGTTTATGGCCTAGAAATAAATCATCTTGGCAAGCGTTGTATGAAGACGTGTATGGAACGGCATTTCCACATAGGGAGCCTTGGGTATTGCAGGGATACTCTGAAGAGCCTGCATGGTGGAAAGATACTTATTTGAATACAGATCCAAACGTTAATCGCTATTGGAAAGACGAAATGTGGGATAACATATTTGACGGTGTTGTCCCGGCAGGAGAGGTTTTACCGGACGGGGTGAACATATCTTCACAATCTCCCGGAGAGACACAAGTATTTCAATATGTTCCGGTAAACGTAACATCATCTGTTATTAACGGAATAGAGCCCGACGGGCTAGCCCCACCTTATTGGGACGGCTCATTATCCCCTGATAGCAGATTTAAGCCGCTTTACGACAAGAGTTTAGGAGACCACATCGCCTCTCCTAATGCCAACTATGAGTTTGGGAAGGGCGCTCCATCTGAATGGGAGTGGCGAAATAGCTCAGACTACCTCTACTTTTTGCTGAAATCGGCGTTTCAGTTGGACCCAATAGAGTTTTATAGTAGAAATTACGGCGATGATTATGTGTCAGTGGATTGTCTACTGGTCAACAAAGACACTGAAAACGTCAATCCTCATAATAGAACAGTATTTCATGGAGAATACAGAACAAACGGGGATCTGTACAAGTCTCAGGGCCTTCAGCAATGGATAGTAAACTACAACAGATACAATGAGGTGGATGAATACAAGAGGCTTTGGACCGGATGGGAGATGTTCCCGTCTTATGTATTCAACAGTTTGATAAATGACACAACACTGGACGTTTTTGGAGATAAAATTGATATAGTCAACCGAGACTATAAGGTTTTTATCGACAAAAAATTGAGATCCGAGTCAAATATATTTTCCGCTATAACGTGGGCAGTTAGCAAAAAGGCTCCTTTAACAGAAAGAGATGATTACGGAACCAAAAATTGGGTATTCAGAGCAAAAGTACATTCCCCTGAAAAGATAAAGAAAGTAGAGTACTATCACCCACAAAATTATAAGGTTAGGCTAGTTGGAACAAACCGTTTTACTACTGGCAGCTATTCTATAACGGATGTTCCTTTGGAACCGCCTAGAGGATTTTGGAGAGCGATATATTCATCGCCTATAGGATTGGGAGATACCGTTGCTGTGTCGAGTGGACAGTATGAATCAACTATAATTTTTGATGGAAGTATAACTAACACGGTGTCTATAACTTTCAACGGCGCAACCACTGTTGAAGAATTGATTGATATAATCAATGCCCAACTCACTGACGGGTTCGTTGATCTTGAAAACGGATTCTTAGTCATAAAAAGCAATACCACATCAACAACTTCTACGGTTTCTGTAACCACAGATACGTTGTTTTCTTCTATCTTTTCTGGGTTCACATCTTCAACCGGCAATACGGGCTATGTGTTCAAAAAATCTTTCGTGCTGCAAGGAAACTTGTTAGAGCATTTTAGAGTTCAAGACCAGATAACTATAACGGGATCATCGAATTATAATGGTACTTACACTGTTGATTATGTTGAATACTCTCCCGTTACTAATAACACGATAATACGAGTGTTGGAGACTGTAAATGTCCCGGACGACACAGTAGATGGTGTGGTAATCCCATCAAATGTAATAACAATTCCTTGGGAAACTGGCCAAGAAGTCTATCTAGACACTGATGGAGTTTTGCCTGAGCCACTGTCGAGAGACAAACCATATTACGTGTTCAAGATTAACGATACAGACTTTCAGCTAGCCGAAACCGAAGAGCTGGCATTGACTGGAACTATTTTGAACTTTTCTACTATTGGCAGCGGGAACTTCTGGGCAGGTAAGGTTTTAACAACGTTTGATCCACTATCTGAAGTAGATTATGGGTTTAGACGACATGATGTGGATAAAAGATTTGTGTTGGACCTGTTTGACGGCCAGAGCGTCACCAGAGTACAGTCGCTGATAGACATTATTTTTGGATATGAAGCTCTGTTGGCTGATCGAGGAATAGTTTCTGTTCCACAAGATCTGTCTAATAAGAGCGAAAAAGACAAAGGCCGAAATAACGAATGGTTGTTGGAATTAGAAGAATTCATCTCTTGGCTGGATATGCTTGTAAGAAGGGCTGAAGAAAAGCCAGCCAGAATAACTGCCACGGTTGACGTTTCTTCAAGCTCTTTTACGAATCCTTCTGGAAAATTCCTAAGCACTGGACAAAAAATAAGACTGAGAAGTCAAGAAGGAAAAGGCTCATTACCGGATGAACTTTCAAGTCCGTTTAATTCGTTTGTTCCTTATTATGCCATAGTATCCAACTCCGGGGATATACAAATAGCTTACACGGAACAAAACGCTAAAAGTGGAAAACATATCAGGTTTTCTACCGGGGCCGGTGAGATAGTTATTGAAATCTTTAGAGAAGACCGGGTTCTTCCAGAAAAGACAATGAATCCATACCGCAGACACTTTGTTATAAGCCATGAGAGAGGCTTACCAGAGAAGCTGGACAGAAGCAACATGTTTGAAAAAAATCATGTCTTCGATATACACTCCAATTACATCGACCTTAGTGACATATTGTTTTTCAGACATGATACGGAAACCAATGTCCTTCTTACTGAAAACTCTAAATTGGAAATAGGGGGAGCGGTATATTCAATATTTGAAGTAACTCACATATGCAGATTTAATCACTATACGACAGGAAAGAAAGTAATATATGACCCGTTCCTTGGGTTGAAGACTCCAAGGCTGTTTTTGAGTTATCTACGACCAGTTGATTCTTTTGGGCGTATAAACGTCGGAGGGTTTGTTATCAACGAAGATAGTCTTATTAACAACATAGAAAAGTCTATACAAGACATAAGAGACTATTATGATGTTTATAGTAGTATTCGGGGTGGACCAACTAATGAGGTTTCCAGAAAATCGATAGGATATGACGGCCCTAAAGAGTATATGATCAATTTAAACATTGATTCAAAATCTCAATTCATTTTTTGGAAAGGGTTCATACAAAACAAAGGAACAGACAAATCACTTAATGCGTTTATGGGGCATAAGCTGTTGAGGGGTGTGGATATAGACGATTTTTGGGCATATAGGGTCTGTTCTTTCGGTGACGGAAAGCAAAAGTTTTACCCAGAAGTAAAGCTTAAAACAGATGATGTCGTAAGGCAAGAACTGCGTCTTGAATTTCTCCCACCAACTGGCGCACCCATTGGTAGGGGCTACGTTCCGATCAGGTTGTCAGATCACACGAGATGGCATGATCTGCCAGACGTTGTTGAGGAATTGAGACCTTATAATGGATACTTCTTTGATGTAGACGTTACAGAAACCATTGAAAATGCTGAAAATTTTATAGATTTTAGTGAAATATCCTCACTGACCTCGAACAAGATACTGCGTCTTTCAAAACCGGCATACGCCGCAAAAATAACATATGAGGTAGGGGGACAGAAACTGTTGGCGACAGAAGGCTTGGATTATCGCTTCCTAAACGCTTTCACTATAGAGTTTTTGACTCAAGATGTGGATAACTGGCAAAACGTACAAGTGGCTGGGATAACATACTCCTATGATTCTACCAATGTGTTCAAATTAATCGACAAAAAAGAATCGGTTGTCAC